TTACCTTTTAACCAAGTAGAAAAATGACGATGTGCTCATTCCTTTGATTTCCTCCTCTACCTCCTTCATTTCCTCTTTACCTTGGGTTACCATTTCTGAGGAATTATACTTTACACCACCTGGTAAACTAAAATCAAACATTCCAAGCAATCTACCTTGTTGCATTTTTGCCCAAGCAGTTACATATTTCAAAAAATAAGTGTCAGAAAACATATTTTCGGCTGGTATATTCACGTAAGCTTCTAATACTAAATGATGTCTAACATCCGTTAATACATTCAATCTATGACTTAGTTGATTAAAATGATATTTTACAGTATATAAGTTCATTTGATTTAACATATCAGCCATGTTGTCAATCAGTGTTTTATACATACCGAGTTCTCCAATGGTTGTAACATATGATGATAAGTAGGGTTGGTTTGTAACACCCAAATTCACAGAGAGGTTTGGTACATTAATTCCCAATTGTAACAATTGAGTGTTCATAACTTGGTAAATCCAAGTCACAGATTGTATTTCGCACGGTAATTCCAAATATTTATAATTTGTATAAAACTCAGTTTGGAATGCTTCTTTATTGATGAGATAATACATTTTACTAACCGAAAATTGATAATTCTGGTAAAACCAAGGTAGAGCCCTAGTTTCAATAAATTGTCTTATGGCATGATCAGGTAAGTTTTTTGGGAGAGCACCACCAACCGTCACATCACTTTGTACGAAATCAATAAATTCTTCAACTGTATATACACTCATAAAAAGAGTTATTTATTGTATATATTAAAATATGGTGCATAAAAAAACCCTTCGTCTGAAGGGTTCGGATAATCAAAAATCTGTATCCATATTATCAAAATCAATAGTTCGGTCGGATACTTTCTTATATTCACCAACTCTCTTTTCAAAGAAATTTGTTTTACCCTGCAAACTCAACATATCCATAAAATCAAATGGATTTTGAGTACCAAAAACTTTTGAACAACCAAGTTCCATCAACCAAAAATCAGCAACGAATTCAATATACTGTTTCATCAAATCAGAGTTCATACCAATTAGCGAGACAGGTAGAGACTCAGTAATGAAAACTTTTTCGATTTCTACTGCGGAACAGATAATTTCTTTAATTCTTTCTTCTGATAGTTTATTCTTGATGTACTTATTATAAATAAGACAAGCAAATTTACAATGAAGACCCTCATCTCTTGAGATAAGTTCATTTGAGAATGCGAGACCTGGCATGAGACCTCTTCTTTTTAGCCAGAAAATAGAACAGAAACTACCAGAGAAAAATATACCTTCTACTGCAGCGAATGCAATTAGTCTTTCGGCAAATGATTCAGATTGGATCCATTTTAGAGCCCAATCAGCTTTTTCCTTAATTGATGGATAATTATCAATCGCGTGAAACAACATATCTTTTTCCTTCTCATCTTTAATATACGTGTCAATAAGAAGTGAATAAGTTTCAGAGTGTACGTTCTCCATAGCAATTTGAAAGCCATAGAAAGATTTAGCTTCTGGATATTGAACTTCTTTGAGGAAATTCTCTGCCAAATTTTCATTTACAATACCATCTGAGGCGGCAAAAAAAGCAAGAACCATTTTGATGAAATGTTTTTCGTCCTTATTTAGTTTTTCATCCCAATCTACCAGATCCACCGCTAGATCAATCTCTTCAGCAGTCCAAAATGAATGTTCGGCTGTTTTGTACATTTCCCAAATATCATGATATTTCAAAGGAAACATCACGAACCTATCCTTATTTTCTTGTAATATATGTTCCATACTTATAATTATATACTTATAATTTTTTTTTGATATTTGTTTCTAAAAGACAAAAACCTTTTAAGTTAATTGTACAGTTGTTCCACCCTTTTGGAAGTATAATTGACTACCATCATACCAAAGATCACCATCAACCGGAACACTAGGAGATGCTCCAGCAACCAAATTAATATGAGACCTTGATACAGATGATGATGCCACCATAAGACTTGGTATTATAACAGTGTTTGTCTTGTTATTGAAACTTAATCCTTCACCGCCAATTATAACTGAATTTGTGGAGGAAACTAAAGTATTGTTACAACCACCAATAATACCACTATGTGAATTATTGAATAAACAATTACAATTACCACCGATAATAAAGTTAGAGAAACTACTTTGTGTAGCATTCGTGATTTTATTTTCACGTCCACCTAGTATTGTCGAGTCTGAATTTGGATTAGTATCATCACTAACTATACAGTTACCGTAACCACCAACAATAGTGGAATTGTCACCACAGTAAGATATAACGTTGTTTACTCCACCCAAAATTAAGCTTCGAGTAATGTAAGAACAAATCGTATTATTCCCACCACCAACTATCGAGTTCTGACAACTACTATAGTGAATTGAGTTTACACATCCACCGATAATTGTCGAATGATTAGATTCTAAAATCTGATTGGTAAAACCACCTATGATAACTGAATTACAAGCGTTTGCTAGAATATCATTGGTATTACCACCAATTATAGCGGAGTTATAATTGAGTGAGAATATACTATTTGACGGACCAACAGATATTAATGAATTTGTTTTTTCGAATGTGAAATTCAAACTTGATGATAAACCAGTTCCAATACCAAATACGACCTCATTTGAAGTAATTATAGGGTCGGTTGCAGGTCCTTGTGGACCAGTTGCACCTTGAAATCCTTGATAACCTTGAAATCCGGTAGAACCCTGAGAACCAGTGATGCCTGCAATTCCCATTGAACCAGTACCACCTTGTGGACCCGCAGCACCTCCAGTAATTATCGTACCACTAAATGTTGAACTGAATAGAACCTTAAATACTTGAGCTGATAAGTGTTCAACACTATATGGAATAATAACTTGACCAGAATTATCGATAGTCTGAACAATTGGATATCTATTACTACTATGAGTTATAACTGAAACTGTGACACCACTTACACTATCATTTCTTGATAAGTAAGTTTGTGGTGAAGATATTTGATAGAAAATTGTTTCAGTAGGATCACCAATCATAAAGGAATTGACATTACTACTTAGTACAGAAATATCAAACTTATAAAAATTACTTGAATAAGTTGCATTTGTGACTATCAAAGAGAAATTGTAGTAACCCGTCAAATAAATGATGTTATTGGAGTTTACAAGCGAACTATTGAGTAGTGTATCCCAATAATGATTTAATAAATGACCATTGATATCATATTCATGTACTTTCAAGGAACCGGTAACACCGACAGTTGCAGTTGCTGAGGATATTTCTAGATAAGAAACACCAGAAGTCAATGGGTCAGGACTAGCGGTTGGTGAAAAATAAACCGAAAATGGATTTAGAATATCTCCATACAATTGTGCGCTTCCACCTGGTCCATAAGGACCAGTAACACCCTGTGAACCAGTAGCGCCTTGTAGACCAGTAACACCTTGTGGACCACCAGCAGGTCCACTAGGACCTTGATATCCTTGGTCACCTTGTGGACCTGTTATACCTTGTGTTCCTAAATCACCTGTGGTTCCTTGTACACCATCGAAACCTCGAGGACCTTGGTCACCTTGAGGACCTTGGAAACCTTGAGGACCACCAGCAGGACCAGTAACACCTTGGAAACCTTGAGGACCAGTCCTACCTTGTATACCAGTTGGTCCAGTGAAACCTTGGGTACCAGTGAAACCTCTAGGTCCAGTAATACCCTGAGAACCAATCGAACCAGTGTTACCTTGGAACCCTTGTGTACCTTGGAAACCCTGTGGACCAGTGAAACCCTGAGTACCTGTTGTACCCTTTAGTCCTTGATTACCTTGTGGACCAGTCAAACCACCACCTGTTACTAGATATCCAGAGTATGTACCATTGAATGTTACAGTATATGAATTAGTACTGCTATGAAGTATTGAGTATGATGAGGATTGGATTGTGTATCCATTACCATCAATAATTTGTACCAATGGATAGCTTCCAAAGGAGTGTGTAATTGTTGTAGAAAATGTACTAGAGTCAATAGAAACTATTAAGTTGGTAACACTAGGTGCTCCTTGTGGACCTGTAAATCCTTGTGGTCCCGTGCCGCTACCAATTATAATCGGAGATACGGTTGAACCAATTGTAGTGTCTTCGATCTTCAATTGAGAACCTTCTTGACTAAGCTTCAGGTCTCCAAGGTAAATTGATGCTGGCCCAACATACATTTCTTTCACGTGTATTCTGAACGCATTGATAGACTTCCAAGGAGACTGGGTTGTGCCCAATTGATTTCCAGCGGTTGATTGTGAAGCGTATCCAGGTAAAATCGAACCATAGAAAGAATATGTTAAACTATTCTGACCTAAATTTGGAGTTAGTGAGAATGGGTTTGGAATTGAATTAACACGTTTTGTATTTGGATCCCAAATCAATGTTTCCGAAGCTGTTGGTGCGGTTGATAGTGATGCTGTGAATAACATCAATGATGGTAAGTAAACTGTATTACAAATACCACTCATAGTCAACCCTTGTCCACCAATGATTGCGGAATTACAAGAGTTACTCATACTTAAACCACAACCAGCTATGATTACAGATTCGCAAGAACTACATATCATACTGTTACAATGCCCACCCAAAATTGATGACCTTCGTATTCTCGCCACTCCAAGGTCAACAACCGATGACATATTATTACACATACCACCCAAAATGGTAGAATCATAAGAACCAAATTGAACTGTATTACAGTACCCACCAATCATACTCGATCTGCAAGAACTTGTACTCATAATATGACAAACACCCCCAATAATTGTGGAATTTATCGAACTGAATTGTACAGTATTGAAACAACCACCAATTACTGTAGAATTAGAAGAATTACAGATATCATTAAAACAACCCCCAATGATTGTGGAGGAATTCGAATTAGTAATACCAGAACATTGTGATGATACCAAGCTAGAGAACTTAGAAGTACAAATACTATTTGTAGCACCTCCAACAATCATTGAATTATTTGACGAGTTACAAATACTACTATTCGTACTATCAATAATCATAGAATTGAACGATGATGCCGTTATACCTGAATTTTGGGAGATTATAATTCCAGATGACCTTGAACCACAAATGCTATTTGTTCCACCACCGATAATTATTGAATTATTTGATGTAGTTATACAATTATTCAGACCACCCAATAAGGTTGATGTGTTGGAGTTTGTTATTCCACTATTGTCTGAAACCAATACCGATGAACAACTAGATATAAATATACTATTTGTGACCCCACCAAGAATTGTGGAGTTTCTCGAAATACAAGTTGAATTACCACAAATAAATTGTTCTTCGTGACGATTGATGAAATTTAACTCAGTGCATGAAGCAACCCCACCAAATAGAACTGGTTTATTTATTTCAAATGTCTTGAGATCAGGTAAAATATTTGTTATTATAGTCCCATCTGGAATGTTTGGACCATGCACTTCCATACCAACTGAAAGAAAACAAGTACCCTTATAACATATAGCTGTGGTGTTTTGAGCACTGTTTCCATCTAGAGTTACAACATTCGATACAGTTATGGTGAGTGATCCTGCTGGTATAAAAACATCAGTACGTGGTGCAATTTGCCTATTATTAACTGATGTAAAGTTTTGACAAAATCTACCATTTTCAAAATTTCCAGTATTTACCGGAGTAATAGAAACACCACCAAAAGCTCCGATGATAGATGACCCAACAGAGTTATACATCACAGCATTAGAGGAGGATATGATCGAAGACTCACGAGAAGTTTTCATACAAGTAGATCTAGAACCGATTATATTCGAGTCATATACTTGGCAATTGATGACATTGTATTCACCAAATGAAATTATTGAACGACAAGATGGTCCTGGCTCTAATGAGAAACCGGTGGGTGTGTAAGGTTGTAATTTATTATAACCAATTCTATTATTTGCACCACCAATGACTAAGTTATCAGTACCAAATTTATCTCCAAACCTTCCTGAAATTCTATTATTTTTTCCTAATAGTAGACTGTTTTTACTACTATTGGTATCATTTCCTTTAACAAAACTATTAGCTGATATACAAGAATTAATAGAACCTATGATAATCCTATCATTTCCTTTACCAAATATTTTACTTCTGAATGATCTTATAATAGTATCGTCAAAAGCATAAAAACCTATACAATTGAATCGACCACCAAATATAGTATTTCTATCTGCATAAGATCCACCACCAATAACATTAACATCACCACCAAAAATTATAGATCCAGAATTACTCAATTGACCTGGACCTCCGGTTCTACTAAAGGTATTTCCTATTGTATTAAAGTTACCACCAATAATCTGATTACGTTGAGAGTGACAAACTATACAATGTCCACATCCACCGAATATTAGACTATTTTCAGACCCTTTAGTTATCACACTAGAATCTGAAAAGAGAATTTTAGAGTTACATGACTGAGATATAGTATTTTGATTTCCACCAATAATAAAAGCTCTTTTACTTCTAAAATTGACAGCGGAATTAGCACCGAAAGTCATATTTGGATCAGCGTAAATACCGTTTGTCCAAATGCTGTTAGAAGTTCCACCGATTATCATACTACAATCAGCACCACACGCTAAACTACCACTTGAAGCGATAAGATTTACACAACCCCCAAGTATGACTGAATTGTCAGATGAGAATATTCGAGAATCAATACTCTGGAAAATACCAGATGTGGTTGAAAATGTAATCGTGTTAAGTGAACCACCAATAATCGAACTAAAGCAACTATTTGAACAAATTATATTATTTTGTCCTCCAAAAATTACAGAAGCTGTTGCATTCGAAATTGTTTGACCAAAACCAGATATGATTGCATTACTAAAGCTGAAACTTTCAATTGTACTCGAAGAAGCAGCTAATAAACTAGTACCGTTTACAAAAAATTTGAAATCCGGTGAGTTAACCAATGTAGTACCATCTTGTGAACCAAAGGGTACCCTATCAGCAGGAGCCGAAGCGCCTGGTCCTGCTTGTCCTAAAGATGAAGCCAAACGGTAGTAAACTTTCCTATCACTTGAATTCCATACCATAACACACTGACCGGTAGCATTCACATCAACTTTATCAATCATAAACCTCTCAACAAAAACTGTGTTGTTGTGATTTGAATTCAACCTCAAATTAGTACCACCTATAATAGCTGCCCTACTAGCACCTTCGATTTTGTTGTTGTCTCCACCGATTATAAATGAATTATTCGATGATGTACCAATAAGGTTACCACTACCACCAACAATACCAGCGTTGTTACTGTTTGGTCCACAAATGCATTGGTTATTACCATTCAATATGGTTGTAAAGTCACTTGCTGAACCAACTATTCTATTTGTCAAACCACCAATTATTAAAGCGGATTTGGTAGTTTCACTTCCAGGTATATTAGTATCAGAAATAATCTGAGATTGAGCTGATGATATAATTGAAGAACAACAGGAAAATTGTATGGCGTTGTTAGACCCCCCAATAATTGTGGAGTTTTGAGAACACAAAAATATACAGTTGCCTATACCACCGAGTATAGTAGTATTATTATTTCCCGATCCACATATACATTGATTATTACCATTTATTATAGTAGAAAAATCAGATGCTGAACCAATTATCCTATTATTGTCCCCACCAATAATCAATCCTGATACGAATTCCCCACCTGCACCAGTTCTACATATACAAGAAGCTCTAGATCCAATTATAATTGAACAAGTCGACCCAACAATTTGGTTATCTTGACCAGCAATCATTGCGGATCTTAAACCAGATGTCAAAATATGACCACTACCCCCTACTATAGCGTTCATTCCTGATGATGAATTATTTGTAGGTGTTGATGAAACAATGAAATCACAGTTTGATGGATCAAAACAAAAATTAGAATCTGAAGTCACACCACTACCATCACCAAAAACCACTTCTTTAGTTGATATAACGATACTACTAGCTCCACCACCTGATGCAGTAGCCCACATTAATCCTATAACACCATCTAAACTAGTACAAGTCTTCAAATACCTTTCTAATGGAGCTAGTGGTGGTAATCTGTAGATTAAATTAGAAGATGTCGTTGTTGGTCCTAGAAACCCAGAATAATTTATACCATCTTCACCAAATAGAAAAAGGCCGTTTGTATTAGTTGGACCTATAAGTACATCACCTCTGAATTGCTTATCACCAGAAAAAGTTTGAGATCCGGTGTGAATTAGACCAGGATTTGTTATAGTAGCAGCACCCAAAGTTAAGACACCGGTTGCTGATAGATTTGCACCATTTGCATAAGATACATTTTGATTGAATGTTCCAATTGAAGATATACCTGTAGCACCTGTAGCTCCTTTAGCAGCTATCAGAGACCAAGTTGGACCTTGTACAGGTGTTATATTTGATTGACCAGTGCATGAATACCAAGTCTGACCTTGATAAGTGACAATACTACCAACAACGTAGACACAAGAATTTGACCAGATTCCCTCCCAATACCACTCAGCTCCAGTACCATCAGCACCGGCGGGTCCTATAGGACCTTGGTCACCCTTGTCACCTTTGGTTCCACCACCAGCACCTCCGGTCCTACCACGGACGGTCTTTGTTGCAAAATCCCAAACTAAGAAACAAGTTGCACTAGAATCGTGTGATATTGTGCTTATCATCAAAGATGGTACATAAACCATATTATCACAACTTGATAATGACAATCCTACTCCACCAATTATGACAGAGTTTCTGGAACAACTTACAGTCGCGGAAAGCGCTCCTATGATAGCAGAATTTGTCGAACCAATCAGTTGGTTAAGTCGACCACCAATAATATTCGAATTTGCTGAATTACAGAACATAAAGTTTTGTTGCCCACCCAATATTGTTGATCTAACGACTCCTGGACAAGTAGCATTCGCCACTAAATTACAACCGATTTTATTTAAACCACCACCTATAATTATAGATGAACAATTTCCATAATTACCAAAAGCACCGTAATGAGATTTATAAGATTCTATAGAGTTTGTAGCACCACCCAAAATTGCATTATCATTACCACCAGAGTCACCACCCCAAGTAGATGTACAGATGGTATTACACACACCACCAAGTACGATACTGTTACAAGATCTGTTTGTTATAAGATTCTTACATCCACCAACTATACTTGATTGGGCGGTGTAGGTATTAATTGAATTACAACAACCACCCAAAATTGTGGATTTAAATGTTCCATTTTGACCAGATATACAATGCCATATGGTATTACAACCACCACCTATTATAGTAGATTCGTTACCTTTACAAATCAAGTTTTGAGCACCACCGACAATAACACTTCTTAAAACACATATACCGTCACCTGTTATAGTGCTTAAATCTGAACCAAAGATGCTATTACGAAAATTAAAATTTTCAATTCTATTACACCTACCACCTATAATATTTGCAAAACTTGAACAAGTACCACCAACTGTATTACAACATCCACCAATTATCGATGAATTACTTATACAATGTGTCATTGAGGTTGTGCCAAAAACACCTAATCTATTACAAAATCCCCCAACAACTATCGAATCAATTGTTGGATCCAGTATTGTATTTGAACGACCCGCAACAATTGCAGACGCTGTTACACTATTAGCATTTATAAATTGGAAATTTACAGAAGATGTTAAACTTGTGCCAGTAAAGTCACTAAAGACCACTTGATTTGATTTTGGTAGAGCAAGTAAAGATAATTTACCAGTCCCATCAGCAACCATCACAGAACCGGTAGTACCATGACTACCATCTTGATACAAAATCGATCCAGAGACACCGATTGAAACATTACAACTTGCTGAAGTAGTTCCAACCTGAAGTGGTAGGTTTGGATAACTTGAACAAAAGTTTATACCAACGTTTCCACCCCCATTATCAGAAATGTATATCGAACTTGTTCCTCTTAAACTTGAACCACCTGTCCAAACAGGAACATATCCAAGTACTCCATTACCCGTGAGACCACTATTCAATGAAGCTGCACTTTTTGTACCCAAAAGATTGAATACTTGTCCACCATCAACAAACGCTAGATATCCTGGTGTATACCACAAACTACCGTCAGATTGATATGAAGGAGTAACACCTGGTCTTAACAACATTTGTGGATATGTTTCAACATATGTACTATATGAATTATCTTTAGTGGATGTCATTTGTACCGCTACACCAACAGTTTGAGATTGATCTAATGTATACGTACCAACACCACCAACACCTGTACCAAACGCAATTATTCTAGTATTTGATAGGACACCAGATCCAGTTAAACCACTTGGCGGTACTATATTTCCAAGACCTGAAATCACAGAAGCAACAGATAGTGTAAATCCGCTGATTGTGCCAGTAAATACCGATTTTGGTGAACCAGCATGTGAAAAAGTTACATATGAACCATCTCTTTGAAACACAGATATCGTTGCAGAAACTGTAAATGGTGATGTACCATCCGCCACCGATCTTGTGACAGCTTCAATTTCTAAGAATGCTCTTAGTGGTGTACCAAAAGTAGCACCCATATCAATTAGTAAACCACCACCAAGATTAGATTTATCTCTTTCAGCGTAAAAAGCCCATGGTTTATCTTTATAAACAGAGTATGTCGGCCATTGTGTTGGAGTGGTTCTGAATGAAACTGTATTATCAAGTCTGCCACCATAGTCAAATGTTCTTCTACCTGATGGATCCCATTGACGACCCCTCATTTTAGACTGAGCAAAGAAACCAACATGACTTTGTATATTACTAATCACATTACCGTTTCCGATCCTACCAGACATAAAATCATAGGCTTCTTGAACAGTTCCAAGGGGAACTCTTTCTGTATAACCTACTTGCTGTGTAACTTGAATACCCACTTGACGAGATAGTGTCATTCCCAAAACACCACTGTTAATAAAACTACCCCATTGAGGAGTTACAAATAATCCGGTGGATTGTGTCATACTTCCATTAAAATCCCCACTTTCAATTCTAATCCATTGTCCAAGTATTGTGTCCAATGAAGTAGAAGATTGTGTTAAGGATCCCGTATAACCCATTCTTGATACTTCAAAATTATAAAGGATGTTGTTAAATCTATCCCTCTCAGGTTGATTATAAAGTAAATTTGTTCTCCTTCTGACGACCTGTGTATCTAGACCATTGTTGGGATTAATTGCAAATGTTCGTGGTGCTGGTGGTAAAAGTCCACCACCCAATGAAGTTACGGAACTAAATCGGTCTGGTTGGCCTTGAGTTGCTGATATAGTTAAACCTGTCTGCCAATCTGTTGGCGATGCCCAAATCAACTTCTCTTCGTATACAGACCTGGGCCAATAACCATATCCAGGATAAGATCCTGTATCTATAGTAAAATTCGAATTCGAGAAGGTAAATCCACGAGCAGCTAAACCAGTCGATATTTGAAAATTCCAAGCTTGGATTGTTAATTTATTTGTTGGATCAACTGCAGAAGTTCTATCAGAATTTAAAAAATAGACTATAGAGTTATTTCTATTTCCAGGTTTAATCGCATATGATCCGTTGGAACCAGGCCCAAGTACTGTGTTAGAAATATCTTTCGCAAAAATACCTGTTCTCGAATTTAACCCACCAGCTCTAACTACACCAAATTTTTCACCTTCATCGTAAAGATATAAACTACCATAATACTCTTGGTTACTCCTATTCATCATAAATTGAGCATAAGTCGCACCAATATTCGGAACTATGAAATTTACATCAAAAGGACCAGATCTCGTTACACCGTCCCAGTTCCTTTCATAAGCAAAATTTTGTTCAGATATCAATATAGAATATGTGAAACTACGACTGAATGTTCCCCAAGCAGATGTCGGACCATAAAACCTATCACCAAGTTCGAATGAACCAGGTTTCTGATAAATAGGAACTCTAGCTACATAATTTGAAGATAAAAAATTCCCATTAAGATTATCACCTGACAAACTTGAGGTCAAACTATGAAGACCTTGTATACCAACCATCGTAGCCCAAATACCGTGTCCTTGATTGGTTGAAGAAACTAAAACTTTATATTGTCCCTCTGTACCATCTTTTATTTGTATACCACCACCTGATAAACCAAGAGCAACCCCAAATGTTCCAGTGATACTTCCCAAAAACGGGTTGGAAGAATCAAAACTGAAAGTCGGAGTTCTTACCATGTTACTTGGTGAAACTCCCACTAAATCGGGAGAAGTTGTGTTTACAAAAAGTGCGGGATATCCCGGTCTCTGATTAACACTAACTAATCCAGATAGAAAATCAATATTCCTATCGTAACCTAAATTTGAAAAGGTCGATGTATCAGTTACAGCACCTATAAATCTAGCCTTTGAAGTTGTGCCTGTAAAAAGTGGATAATCAGCTACTATAAATTCACCCGTAGTACTAATTTCAACCTGGTTGGAATTTGTAAATCCAATATATCTGTTTGGATTATCCCCTAGAAAAATCTGCTTATCAACCAAAATACTTGGCGAAGCTCCGAATGCAACAGAAGATCTTACTGTAGAACTACCACCAAGATTAGTTGGTTGTGGCATTCCAATGTAAACTGATCTTCTATCAAAACTAGGAGTTCCGGTGATTACCTCAATCATTGCAGAGTCTCCTACAGAACTATTAGAAGTAAATTTAGCAATACTTCCTGATGTACCTTGTACACTAGCAGAACCTGCAGCTATCCATTGAAATTGACCAGATGCGGTACTACTTAGAGATAATACATATCCTTGAGTAAATGAACCTATGATATTTAAATTACCACTGGTTAATCCAGTAACAAAGATTGCAGAACCTTCTCCCTCATAAGAATATGAAAGACCCGATCCAATATTTACATCTATTCTTTTGTCTACAAAAGATTCTGTAGCCGCGAATACAGTACTTAGACCAGCACCGTATTGAATACCATACTCAAATCTTTTTACGTATGTACCATCATACGCATACCAATATTTATTGGGACCTGGATATATTTGACTGAATCCTGGAGCAGGAAGTGAACCCGTGAATGTTGATAATTTTTGCCAATCTGGTACACCTAGAATTTGATTTATCGCCATTTATTTACTTTTTTTATTTGTCCTTGTTATATATTAAAAAGATAAAATCCAAATTGACAGGGACCCCAAATATTTTTTTCGAATAGTTTTGAACTTTTTGAAATTTTTTTATATCTTTGTAGTAACAAATCACTGAAAGAAATGCGGGGATGGTGGAACAGGTAGACACGATGGACTCAATAGGGTCGGTAAAGGAGAAATCTTTTATTAGTAAGGTGTAAATTCAGAGAACGCTTACCAGGTAATACTGATGCCAACTCTGAGCGAAGTCCCGTTAGGGAAACGTGCAGAGACTATAATCACCCACCTAACTTAGAGAAATCTAATATGGTGAAGGAATAGTCCAGACTACAAACCGTAAGGGTAGCGAAAGCTATAGTAGTAAGTAAAATCCATTGGCAGCAATGCTGTGAGGGTTCGACTCCCTCTCCTCGTACAAAAAGGTCCCTTAAAAAGGGACCTTTTTCATTTAAACAAATCCATAACAAATCCATATCATGAAATATGTCTCAGAAGCTCTCTCTAAAATTCAACCAATCTAATTTCCCTGAATTTCTAACTAAATTCAGCGATCTAACTTCTATTGAAGATGTGGTAAAAATGAAAATTGAACAAGATGAAATACTTATGTATTCAGTTATTAGTAATGAAACATCAATCACCGCTTTCAAAGGATATACATTAAAAACTAAAGATTTTATTGATAATTTTACCAAAGATGAAACTTTTGACTTTATCATCACGTCAGCTAATAAATTCGCTAAAAATCTTAAATTCTTTAATCCCGAAAAGGTAATCAAATTAGATTTAGTTTTTAAACCTTTGCCAGATGATGATACTGTAATGCACATCAGAACAGCTCAATTCACAAATGATAAATTGAAAATATCTACGATTGGTGGTGAACAATATAGAATTAAAGATTTACAAAAGTCTACATTAAATGCTAGACTTAACCCCAAAAACGCTAAATGGAACTTTAAAGTCACAAACCAAGATTTCAGCAACATAAAAAAATTATCATCAATCAACAATGAAGATAAAACACTAAATATAACTGTTGATAATAGTAAAGTCACATTCAATGAAGTTTCAAAATGGGAATTGGAGGTAGACGAAATCAAAACAAATAATGCTAACATCATATTCAGTAAAAAATATCTATCTAATATTAATGACGATGATGAATTTATAAACTTTTATATCTTTGATAATTTTATTTTAGTTAAAGATAAAGATTCCAACCTAATGTTATCATTTGAACAAGATTTCACAAACGAGGACTAATATGTATTTAAACGAAATAACCTCAATAAATCCCATAGATGGTCGTTACAGAGACCAAGTAAAGAACTTGTCTCCTTACTTTTCTGAATATGCACTAAATAAATGGAGAATTTATGTAGAAGTTGAATATTTTATTTCTCTAATTGAGAAGAAAATCATAACAGACGAAGAATTAGATGATGTAACCATAATGAAACTAAGAACTTTACATCAGAATTTTAGCCAAGAAGATTGTTTTACATTAAAAACAGTGGAAAGTACTGTTAAACACGATGTAAAAGCTTTGGAATACTTTATCAAAGAAAAAATATCAAGTCTTGGTTTATCCCATTTGAAAGAATTTATCCATTTCGGACTTACATCACAAGATATTAATAATACTGCCATACCACTTTCAATAAAAAGATGGTTTGAAAATATTTATTTGGTTGAAATGGATAGATTGGTTGATAAATTGATTGACTTGTCAGAATCTTGTGGTGATATAGTAATGTTATCAAGGACACATGGTCAGCCAGCTTCTCCTACCAAGATGAGCAAAGAGATAATGGTTTTTGTTGAAAGATTGCAAAATCAAATTTCAATGATTAAGGACTTGAAGTTTTATGGTAAGTTCGGTGGTGCAGTTGGTAACTTCAACGCACATAAGGTTTCTTACCCAAATGTAGATTGGAAAAGGTTTTCAGATGAATTTTTATCAAAATTTGGCTTAAAAAGATATCAATATACAACTCAAATTGAACACTATGATAACTTATGTGCCTTTTTTGATAACCTAAGAAGAATAAACACTATATTATTAGATTTTTGTAAAGATATTTGGCAGTATATTTCAATGGATTATTTTATACAAGTAACAAAACTTGGAGAGGTTGGTTCTTCCGTAATGCCACATAAAGTAAATCCAATTGATTTTGAAAATGCTGAAGGTAATTTGGGAATGGCTAACTCAATATTAAGTCACTTATCAGAAAAGTTACCTATATCAAGACTTCAAAGGGATTTAACGGATTCAACTGTTCTAAGAAATGTTGGGGTTCCAATGGCACATATTCAAATAAGTATAAATTCAATCAAAAAGGGAATTAATAAATTAGTTATTAATAAAGAAAAGATTGATAAAGATTTGGAATCTAATTGGGCTATAGTTTCAGAGGGTATTCAAACCATTTTAAGAAGAGAAGGATTTAAAAATCCATATGAAGTATTGAAAGGACTTACAAGGGGTAAAGAAAATATCAGTAAGGAAGATATTTGGAAGTTTATTGATAAATTGGATGTGAGTGAGGAGTTGAAAAAAGAGTTAAAAGAGTTAACACCTTTTAATTATTTTGGAGTATAACTATTATATATTTTAAATTTAGTAACATGACTAAAGAACAAAAATTAGAAAAAATTAATTCACTCAAAAATAAAGCAAGCGAGCTGAAAAGGGAGGTAGAATACTACAATGCCCTCCAGCTCGCGCTTTTTTAGCCCCCACTGAGTAATCGGTGGGGGGAAATGACTAAAACTTGTCTTAAATGGGTCATACGGAGCATTCGCAGCACCCTATTTCATCCTATTCAATAACTACGTAGCCGGCACAATCACCGCAGAAGGTCGTAACCTCACCCAAACTATGAATAAGGTAAACGAGGACTATTGGTATGAGCAATGGCATTTAGATACAGAATTGCACGAATCAATGAATCTAAAAAATGTAACACCAATACCAAAGGGTGAAGAAGTTTCTATTTATGCAGATACTGATTCACTATTTGTATCGTTCAAACCAGCAATGGATCATTGTGAATGGAGACATGTTTATAAAGATGAACTTGAATTTATTCACGCACTAGACAAACATAGATACGCCGGATATTTCAAGAAATGCTTAGACGAACACGCAGCAACTTATGGTGTTGAAAACAAACAAGACTTTGAACTTGAAAGAATTTCCGAATCAATCATATCAATTGCTAAGAAGAAATACATTCAGCACATTGTTTATGAAGATGGAATTCCTTACGATAGATTGAATTATATTTTCCCAAAAGGAGTAGAACTTGTAAGGTCATCAACACCACTTTTTGCGAGGGATAAAATTCTTGGTATTGTAAAATATTTGTTTGAACATCCCGATACATTCAATATCAAGGAACTCTTGAAGTTAGTTAAAAATCTTAAAAAAGAGTTTGACCTTTGTGTGCCTGATAGAATAGATGAAATATGTATGCAATCATCTTGTTCCAAATACGAGGAAAAAGTTTTGAATGACAAAAATAAACTCGAATTTGTATCTGGTGCACACTTTGCCGTAAAGGCTTCTGCTTACCATAACCATCTACTTCATAAGAATAAGAATTTACAAACAAAATATGAATTCATAAAATCTGGTGATAAGATTAAATATTATTATTGTAAAAATACTTCACAGAATGACATATTTGCTTTTATCCGAGGTTCATATCCTATTGAGATGGCTCCAGAAATTGACCTAGATACTCAGTTTGAGAAATGTATTCTATCACCAATCAATTCTATTATTGAGCCTTTAGGATTACCATTAATAACTAAAAGATTGAGTGTTGTGTTGGACATTTTCTCAGGATTTTAAAAAGTAATATATAATTGATGAATAAATTTAGTACCGTAGTAAACGAATCAAGAAATGACAATTTTGTCCTAACAAATACGGAATTCAATTCCTACAAAACTTTCATCAATCAATTACTTGAAAAAACCTATAAAGAAAGAATAGTAGTTCTTACTGATCCAAATGGAAAATCGGTTACTGTTTATAAATCTTATAATTATGAGAAAGGACAGATACCTGGTAGGGAATTTTCTGTTTTAGGTAAAGTAAACACCAACCGATTATTAATTACAAAAATTTGGAAAAAATTTGGTATCACTAACTACAGTCATCTTGTAGACACCATCGAAAAATCTTGTGGAGATTTGTTTGATGAGAACGGTAAATTTTTCAAATCCAATCCTGGTGAATTGTCCGTTTGGGACACAATTAGATATACTGAAATTGCAGGTGAAAATAATGAGGATTTTGTTGCAACATTTATTCAAACTTTATATGGACCCGAATCTAAACCAATAAGAGAAGTAACATCTTCTTATAAAGACATGGTTTTGGGGATTGACATCACTTTTTATATTGATGGTGTAGAGAAAACTTGTCAAGTGAAACCTTTGAAATTTGATAATTTCAAAGAAAGAGGAGTGGTTATAATAAAATCAAGTGGTGTTATAAAAAAATATGATACAGATTTTATTGCTTTTGTAGATCCAAATAGAGCTTTTAGAGAAAAATGTTTGTTATTTAATAATGAGGGTGGGGTATTTGATAGTGATAACCAAACAATTACTTTACCGTATCGTTGTTTGGTAAATAAAAAATATTGAATAGATAATGCCAATCAATGAAGATAAACTATATCCAAAATATTTAATTTGGTTAGAGGAGAAAGACATGACTAATGGGGGTAGGGAAGTATCTAAAATATCCAAATCATTATTTGAGGAATTTAAATTTAGATATTTAACAAATCCAAAATTAAAGGAAAAGATTGACAATCACTACAAAACAATCGATAGGGAAGAAAAGATTGATGATATATTTGATGATGATTTTGAATTATTTTTAAAGGAATTGGATTTACCAAAAGAGCCACCACCATTTCATGAGGATCGATTTGATTTCTAAAAAATAATATATAAAAAAAAACAAAGGATTATGAGTATTTTAAAAAAATTCAATGAGTTCTACTATCCTGAAGATGATTCTGTGGAAAAAAATCCAGTTGATTCTAATTCATACCAAATAACACAAGATGAAATGAACCAATTACAGAAATTAAGTAAGGGTGAGACAAGTGAGGTAAACATAAATGGATTTACTGTTACTATGCCATCTGAATTCGATGGACAAGGTTTCTTAGTAGCTAATAGTGAAGGAAAACATAAAAAAATATCATTTTCTGGTGGATATCCAGAAATGGCGGAGGCTGAAAGAAAAGTTTTAGATATAATCACAGGTAAAGCTATACTAGAATCAAAAAGACATAGAAGACATAGAAAATAAAAAAAAACCTCTCATTTGAGAGGTTTTTTAGTTTTAAGAGTTAATCATTTGATTTGGATCTTGTGGATATTGATTTGGATCAACAGGATTTCTAGAATCCACAACTTTTCTGACACCCATAAGAGCAGCTCCGATACCAACAAACATAATAGATTGATTTATAACATCAATTGTATGTGTAACCCACATTTTATCAACACAACCCAATACAAAAGTTAACGTACCAGAAATACAAATTACAACACCACAAAAGGCTGTTGCTGAAGTTTTACCGGTTTCATTGGAGAATAATTCACCCCATGAAAATTTCTTCTTAATTCTTTCCATAAAACAAAATTAATTTTCAAGTATATATTATTTTATAAATGGGATTAAAAAACTAAATCCAATGAGTGTCAACATTAAAAATACTACACCAACTATATAAAAACAAACATGAACATTTCATATTTGTTGATTTAAAACTTTATTGTAAATGGAAATATTTAATTAAATTTATTATTTTTCTAAATCCGAACTACATAAGTTGCACAATTTTTAGAAAAAAATATAAGATTTATAAAAATATTGTAATTATCGGACTGAAATGGAACGGAAAAAACGTTAAAAGAAGAACCACTGGTTTCGCTAAAGAATTCTTGGAGGAATCTAAAAATCCAAAATGCATTTTTTGCAGACAATCTCTGACCGAAACAAATATAACTGTTGACCACATTATACCAATTTCAAAAGGTGGTAACAATTGTCAAGTAAATCTAATCACTTGCTGTCTTGATTGTAATAACGAGCGTGGAAATTCTGATTTCTACACTTATCTAAGATTGAAAAATGGTACATATAAAAATAAAAAATATATCTTTATATGAATAAGAACGTTTTTAAATATCTTCGAAAAAAAATACTAGAACAATCTACAATTACAGAAGAAATCGATGATGTTTTTCACGTCTACAAAATCGAATGTTTAGGATTTCAAGCAGAGGTTAGTGTTCCATCTGAATTTCAAGCCATGAATTTTGCCCAAGGTTTATTAGTGGATAAATTGGTAGAAATACCAGAATTTCTAAAAAAATTGGAACAAATTGAAAATAGGAAAGAAAACCTTAAATCATTACTCGACTAAATTTTCTTTTTTCTTTCTTTGGTATCCATCTAAGATCCAACAAATCATTAGAGAAAAATTGTTTAAGATTGAACTTTTTATAAGGTTCTGATGACAACTCAGCAAGTTTATTCAAATCTTTAACTTTAGATATTCGATACATTAAACCATATGGATCTTGAGAATTCTTTTTTTCAACAATAGATTCAAACAATTTTTTCCAAAGAAAAACTGAGTATCCTGATTTTATCTTTTCTTCTGACTTTTGGAAACCAGCCGAATCATTATCATAAAAGTATTGTAATTCCAAGTCGTTGTTTTCTAAGAATTTCATATCAGTATTTACACCAACAACACCAATACTATTTGGATAGAATAATGAATCCAAGTATCCTTCAAAAACAGTAATAGTTTGAGAGAAATCTACATTCAAAATGTTGAAGTACAAACTCAATTTGTTGTAAATTACCAATTGTGTTGCATCTATATCTGTTATCTCTTCAACATTATAAATCCATTTATAAAGAGTTTCGTAATTATAAATTTTGAATAATCTACGTTTCCCATCTTTAAGATTTCTGATTTGACAACCAAGTATTTTGTTTCCCTTTCGATTGAGTAATACAAGAATTGGTTCCCATTTTTCATCATTGATCCAATATTTAGCTCCCCAAATATTCTGATGAAATTGTGATGGAATTCCTCTGTTAATTAGATAGTCATAAAGACCTGTCTTGGGTTTGATAGGCTCAAAGTCGGTGATTATATTTTCACCATTATTAAATATTCTTTCAAGATCTGTAAAATCAAGTAGTTTATTTAACTCAGTTTCCATCAAATCTTCTTCAGCATCTTGAAGAGATATCTGTGAATTGAGGTGGTCTATAATTTCTAATTTTTTATCTGGATCTAACCTTAGTCCAAAATCCTTTGTAAATCTATCAAAGTTAGTTTTTTTACCACATCGAAAACAAACATATATAAGCTTATCAAAATAGACATTACCTCTTTTTTTACCCTTCGTTCTACCTTCAAGACAATATGGACATCGCAAATTAATCCTATTATCATGTTGAAAAATTTTTCTTTCAATTGATGAAGTAAAGGATTTATCTACGATTTGTTGAGTTATTTTGACTATATAAGATTTATCCATCTGAGAAAATTTTCATGATATATACTTTGAATTTCAGATAAGTTTTCATACTTTTGTATTGTGGAACAAATAATACCTTATAACTCGAGATTCAAAACTGGTGAATCTGTAATTTGTATAATAAACTCTAGGGCAAACCTAACGGTTGGTAAAGAGTATGAAATAATGGATATTTATGGACATTCTAGCACCGATGTACAAGAAGTTTGGGAAAAATATCAAAATGAAATAACATTAGTGATAAAAAATGATAACAATGAACCAACTTGGTATGACCATATGCGTTTTGTTCCAAAAAATGAATTTAGACAACACATTATAAATGATATCTTAAAAAAATGACAATCATAGATTTTTACAAACAATTATCCAAAATTCTAACGGACACAAGAGAAGAATTTTTATCTCAAAGAGAATCCAAAAATAAACTTGAAAACTTATTAGAAACAGCAAAGTCAAATGGATTAGATGTTAAAGTTAGTCCACAAATTTTAGATCCTGTTAATCTTATGAGACTTGATGATGAAAGGTCATTCAAGCCTGGAGAGGAAGATGATTTTAGTTATGATTCTAGTTACGAAAGCTCTTATTAATTATGTTAATTGTAGGTTCAAAAGCACTTAAATTCCACTATCCTGACTTTCCAAGGAAGGTTAGTGATATCGATGTTATTGGTTTTACTAATGATATAGATTATCTTGTTGAACTTTTACAACCTTGTGAAATTAAAAAAAGTGAACACACAGTCTTGTTGAAAAACATTCAAAACAAAACTGATATTTTTGACACCTACAACGTAGAAGTTTTGTTAGCTGATAAGTCAGTATCACTAAAGATGTATTTGGATTATGATAGGGCTAATGTGTTCGCTTCTAAAGAAGTAATATTTTCTTTAAAGAAGAGCCATATCAACTTTCCAATCAAATTCAAAAAACATATCCACGATTATTGTTTTCTACATGAACAATTATGGGGTGAAGATAAATTAAGTGAAATCACTTTAATTAATTACAAAGAAACAGAATTTAGATTAGGTGAGTTAAAAACACCATCACTTAATAAATCTGTGGATAATTTCTTCGGACAATCCAAAGATTATGTTAAATCATATTTCATCCACGATGAAATTCATAAAGTGATGGCACATTATGATAGACCACTTTTTGAAAAAATGATCGTAGAAAAAACTTCTGCTTTGTGTGATAGAAATTTGTGGAGAATATTTCCATATGAGCATAAGTGTCAATGTGTTTTAGAAGAGGCTTATGTAATTGCCCTTGAAAGAAAAATACTACCTATGATTTTTGGTGGTGGTAAGGGATATACAAGTGATGAATCTTTTGATTGGGCACTTATGAGGATTTGTACAACTTTGTGTTCTGGTTGGTTCAGAGAGTTTGCAACAAACAACTACTTCATTATTAAAATGTTATATAATAAAAACTATGTTGAAAAATTTTTAGAAAGTTATGAAAAAGGTAATATCACAAGACAAAAAAGTAATTGAAGGTAAGTTAATGAAAAAGAAATCTTTGAAAGATAGTCCAGCTATAGAAGTTGGTGAAACTTTCATTGGTCACTATTTTGATAAACCAAAAATTGGTGAATCATTTTTATTTTTTGGTTCAAGCAATAGGGATGGATTTGGTAGACCATTCCAAACAACATCGGTAACAAAAATTATTGATGAATTTACTTTTGAAACTAAAAACTCAGTTTATTATCTAATTGATAAATCAAGGGAAAGGGATATAAAGATTGAAGATATACTTAAATAAAAAAGACACCTAAGTGGTGTCTTTTTTATTATTTCATTCCTTTTAAGGTTTTAGCTAATGTAAGTTGCTTTTTCTTTTGTGCATCTTTCTTAGAAAGTTGGTCACCTTTTTTATCAGGATCTTTATCTTTCTTATGTAATTTTGTTAATTCGGCATCAATTTCAGCATCTGAAATTTTCTCACCTTCTTTCTTACCCATTTTCTTTCTTAGAGTACCAGGTCTTTTGATGGCATCAGCAATCCATTTCTCACCTTTCTTTTCAGTCATACCTTGTTGACCGGTTTCCATACACATAGTATGTAAATCTTCCTCTGCCATAGACATAAGATCTTTAAGTGGGTATCCACAACGACAAAGGTATTCCATCATTTCTTCTTTACCCATCCCCCAAGATTCTTCTACCGAATTATCAGAGGAATTTTCCCAAGATTCAAAAGTTCTTAAATGTTTCATTTTTTTAATTTATTTTTTTTTCTTTTAAAAGCGAATTTTTTATATAAATCTTTTGCTTGGCTTACTTGATTAATCAGTTGATTATGATAATCATCTGTAGGGGCATCTTTTGTAGATGGATATAATCTTTGTGTCATATTATTCCATTTGGTGAACGGTAACACTGAACTTTCTAATCCTGGAGTTTGGTGTGACGTTTCAGTAAATTTCATAACCTCACCACCCTTGATTGTCGGGTCAGTCGTCTTATACAAACTCAATTTTACACTACCACCGATTGAAGGTAGTTTTTCTTTGAAAAACTTCTCGACGTGTTCAACATTTTTTGGATCATCATCTGAAAATCCAACAGATACAGCTTTAGCACCAATTCTTGATCCGAACTCATTACATCTTTCTACAAAGTAATCGAGTGCCATCTCCTTAGCCTTTTCTGGATTTGAAGCACTACCTTCACCAAATTGTTTAGCAAAACTTGGTGAACTAACACCAAAAAAACTACAAGAATCTAAATAACTCTTGACTAGTTTATTTTGTGAAGGTTGTCCTTTTAATTGTAAATCACCTGAATGATCAGTACCAAAAATATATTTGAATTTCTTCAACTGTTGAAACATCTCATCAGCCACAGAATAACCCGGATTTTGAGATGGTATCTTAGGTAAGATTGTATCAATTATGTATTCAACTCCCCTCCTTATTGAGGATGGTTCGTGACCTCTTGCAGTTATAATTGCAAAAAGGGCTCCTTCGGATAAACATTTAATAAATGAATCCCAAGATGGAGCTAAGGAATTTTGTGAGATAGCTATCTGTACATCTTGTAAAAATGATATATCACCTCTGGATCCGGTATCTCTGAATTCAGAAAAAGCCACAACTGGATCTCCGTTTCGTAATCTATAATTTTCAGTGTCTTGACGCAATTTGGCAAATTCAGCAGTAGAAACATCTATTGGTTTCCAGCTGTCTCCTACTTTTTCATCCATTAAGATTTTAGTAGGCATGTGAAGAATATTATCATCCCAATCTAAAGCATAATAATGTAGTTCGGTATCTTCACCGCTAAATTGTTCAAAACGTTTGATCATTTTATTTACGTCTTTTTACGAAGTGAGAGAAAGATTCTAATTTACTTTCGCCTTCTTCTTCCTCATCTTCTTCCATGTCATCATCTCCTTCTTCCATGTCTTCCATGTCATCATCATCCATGTCATCCATTTCTTCAAAATCTTCTTCTTCATCACCTTCGAATGGTTCCATACCACCCATATTATCATCTTCAAAACCAGGATCGATTTCGAGTTCAAATTGCTCAACAACTTCACCATCTTTTTCAGCAGAAATCATAATCTTATCGTTCATCTCGTCGATTTTGATCTCATAACCTTGAACTTCAATTGTAGTTTTCATAATTATAAATCTTTTTTCAGTATATATAAAAATCCGAATTCTTATTTTCAATTCAACTTATTCCGAAAAAATTCTAAAAATAAAAACATTCCAAGATGACAAATAAAGATTTAGAAAATTATTTAACCAAACACCATAGGATTTCATCAACATTTGTTTCCTCTTACAAATCAAAATTGAATTCTACTCACCACATCTTAGATGATACTAGTGATGGTATCATGGTCGATATATTTACCAAGTTGATCAATAATCGAATTATATTCTTGTCCACTGAAATGGAATCTGATATTTGTAATATCATAAAGGCACAACTCCTTTATCTTGAACAGATGGACGATGATAAAGATATCAAAATCTATATAGATTCGCCTGGTGGTAGTGTCTATTCAGGATTGGGTCTTCTCGATACTATGGAATATATCAAACCAGATATCGTTACAATCAATACCGGACTAGCAGCTAGTATGGCAGCTGTGCTATTATGTTGTGGTGCAAAAGGAAAAAGGAAATCACTTAAAAGAGCTAGAACAATGATACACCAACCACTCGCAGGTTTTGGTGGGTATCTACAAGCCTCTGATTTGGAAATTGATGCCAAAGAAATTAACTCACTAAAGAAAGAATTACATACAATAATATCTGACAGAACCGGTAAATCTTATGATAGAGTTGAAAAGGATTCCGATAGAGATTATTGGATGACAGCAGAGGAAGCTTTGAATTATGGAATGATTGATGAAATAATCAAACGTAAATAAAAAAAACCCCGTTAGGGGTTTTTTTTATTCATCTACTTTCTTTTTTGGTTTTGGTTTTCTCCAATTTGATTTCTTTTTTGGTTTCTCTTCAGATTTTGGTTCTTGAGTTTCTGCCGGTTTCTTAGGTCTTGGTCTTCTATTTCTATAAGGTTTCTTCTTGACTGTAGGAGCCTCGACGGATTGTTCTTTTGGTTTGATACTCTCTACTGGTTTCATCATCATGGCCCCATCAGTGGTAATTGTGTTTTCTTTTTGGTCACTACCAAATCCAAAGAAATCAAGGATTTTTTTGAAAAAATTCATATTTTGTTTTAATTTTTATGTGCGGTATATGTATATATCATAATCTCATGGTCCCCAAAATAACAAAAACAACCCAATAAATTCATATATAAATTATATGAATTTCAGATATGATCCAAATGAGGAAAAGTTGATTGTAAGTCAATCCACGCGGATTGAATACCATCAATTATCTATCTGGTTAGAAAGATTTGTAAAGGGACATCGTTTTCTACCAGCTGTGAAAATGGGTGTGTGGTCGGGAAAAAAAACCTACTTCGATAATGGTAAAGTAAATTTAGGATTATGGAGAGAATGTTATAAAGCTTGTAAAGAAATTGGGGTGACATTTAACCTTGAGAATAAAGAAGATTTTCCTTTAAACAGAAATGTGAGTTTGGAATCTGTAAAAGATTTCTGTCAAGATTTTTTCAAAAATCATAAAATTAAAGACAAAAAGACAGGTCAATGGATACCATTTATGCCTTACGATTACCAAATAGAAACCGCCTTTAAAATACTCAAAAATAGATATTGTATGGCTGAGGTTGCTACATCTGGTGGGAAATCTTTAGTGATATCCATAATCATATTTTACATTTTACAAAATGTGGATTCAGATGCTAAATTCTTGATAATTGTACCATCCATAAACCTTGTAACACAATTCTATGAAAATATAATGGAATATAATTATGGATTCAATTTCATAGATGAATATTCAAACCGTGTAGATTTCAGAGATGCAAACATTGATATAATTCAAGAAGAATACGAGGATTACAATCCATCAAAAATCAGAATGGAGGAGATAATGTCTGACAAACCTAGGAAATTTGTCGGAACAGTAAAACCCAACATTTATATCGGATGTTATCAATCATTAGAGAAATGGCCAAAAGAATTCTTCGAACAGTTTCATACCATTGCTTGTGATGAAGCACATGGGGCTAAAAGTACTACTTTGACCACAATCCTACAAAGAACATTTGGACACGCTTACAATAGATTTGGTGTCAGTGGTACATTTCCAAATGATGATACCTTAGAGATATTAACAATCCAATCTGTACTAGGACCAAATGTGACCAAAATAGAAGCGTCAACACTTGTTGAATCGGGTACAATTACACCGATGACAATCAAAGCGGTCATTCTAAATCATAATCTACCAGATATACATGAAAGATTAAGTCAAATCAAAAAAATGGGTGCTGGATCCGACGCATTCAGAATAGAAAAAGAATTCATTCAACAATCACAAAAACGATTGGATTTCATAGTAAAATTGGTACAGAAGTGTGATTCCAACACTTTAATACTATTTCACACTATTGAATACGGTCAAAAGATTTTAAATGAATTGAAAAGTAACATTAATGATAAAGACTTTTATTACATCGATGGTGAGATAAGTAATAAAGAACGTGAATTTATAAAAAAGGAAATGGACAAAACAGATGGTAATGTCAAGGTGCTTGTAGCTTCATTCGGTACATTATCAACTGGTGTATCAATAAATGCTATATTTAATGTGGTTTTTGCTGATTCTTTCAAGTCAGAACAAATCATAATTCAATCAATTGGTCGAGCTCTACGTAAGCATGATCAAAAAAAGGTAGCAACAATTTTTGATTTAGTAGATGTTTTCAGTCCAAGTCAAATGAATAATATCCTTTATAATCACTATAAGGAGCGTCAAAAGTTCTACATTAAGCGGAAGTATCCATTTAAGGAGATAAAAATGACGATTTAATAATCGTCATCTTCGTCAAAATCTGGAAATCTATCCTCAAACTCAGAACTATCTTTCTCTGAATCTTCATCCTCAAAAAGACTGTCGGTTTCAAATAATTCAAATTCTCTATAAGAAGCTACAGTGACTGTGAACTGAGATTTTTTTCCTTTGTTTTTTTGCTCTTGACATAAACCCAAGAACAACCTATATTGATTGGGATTGTTAAAAACAATACAACCCATCGACCAACTATTCACTTCATCAAAAACTATACCCGCTTTTGTAAATCCATTTTCACCATAAACAGATTCATCAAGTGGAATAGCCCCGTGAATATTGATACCGGTTTCATAAACCCATCCATCTACATCTATACCAATTTGTGTGTTTAATCCAGTGTTTACATATTTAGTCAATGAATATTTACCTTTTGATTTATTCATTCTAATTCCTACTTTATCACAAATCAATGCTGGATGTCTTTTTCCATAGTCTTCTGGACTATGATATCCTAATTGGTAACTGTTCAAGTATTGACCATAGTTTATAAAACAGACGTTCTCAGGTAAGATAGGTGGCTCGGTCTTTTTACCATCCACCACTTTCCAACCAGGCATTGTTGTTACGGAATATTTTTTTATGGTCGACCATTGATCCTTATCATCTTTATAGAAAACCCACATCCTATCATCATATCTGTTTGTAACAGTCCCATACTCATGTTCTCTACTTCTAAATACAACAATGTTCAAAATATAAGGGTCTTCAAAAACAAAATAATCTTCTGTTTTACCTGTGATTGGACTGGTACCACTTTTCGATTGCAAAAATCTAAGAATTTTAGCAGTCTCATCATCATCCTCATAAAACTCAACATTGATGTTTGGATCATATCTGTTGGATTGATCTTGATTTGCAGGTGAATTATAACTATTGTTTATTCCATCTGATGGTTTAGCAGCATCTGGATTGGATGTATTTTGAACTGGTCCACTTGATTGTGGCAAACCCTGTTGTGTCTGAACACCATCTATGGGTCTTTTTTGTTGTGGTGGTTTATACTTGACATCAAATCTTTTTTTCCTCTTTTTCCATGGTTTTGGAATATCTTTTAATTTTCTTGAGAGTTTATACAATTTATCTAAAGATTTGATGTAATCACCAGCTTGTCCCAAATTCTCTCTATGTACAGGAAAACTATTCGATGTTTGAGCAACTGTATCGACCTCACTATTATCAACAGCTTTGATGTGATGAGATAGGAATTTAGTATCCCTCAATTCAGCATACTCTAATAGAACATCAGCTAAACCATTCTGTGGAATCACAGATGCTCCTGATATTGAACTCCAATAAGGGTTGAATGTCAATTTTCGAATGAATTTATCAAACCATTCCATAAAATTCCTCCCTAATATTATAGGTTGATCTGTACAAGAATCGCCTAAGTTCAAAGTGCTATTTCTATCTTTCAGATTTAAAGTTATACTAGAAGGTTCCAAATGGATACTTTGGTATTTATGATCTATTTTTAACCCCTCACTTTCATTGACATATATTTGTGTACTCGAATCAAAAAGCAAAGCTTTCATTGATGTATAATCATCTAAAACATCGGATGAGGGTGCATCTTGAGATAATTTTTTTAGTTTTTCCTCAAGTCTTGCGCTATAATGCTCCGCTGATGTAAACTCGGGTTTATAAATATTTCCCTCATCGAAATATACGTTGACTATTTTTCCGACTTCAGGAACATTAAAGTAATTACCATTAACATCTTTTCTTGGAGTAGCCCAAGGTATATCCTCAACTGGTATAAGATCGAATATATTTACAACCCTTACTCTACATCTTCCTAGTTTTTTTGGATCTTTATTATCGGCAACCACACCAATAAAAGACCTTCCCGTTAAATCAAACATCATCAATAATTATTTTTAGGTCGTAGGTGGTGGAAATCTCTGTCCAGATTTTGGAAATTGGATATTAGTCCAATCTACCGTACCATACAACCTTGAATTGCTATATTTAGAAAATTCACCCAAGTTTAGATTTTTTCCTCTCAATGCTTTATTTGCTAAATTAGGATTTTCAACTTCAGACTGTCTATCAATTATTTCATCCAACTTTTTGGAATCTCCTAAGTTTCTTCCCACACTTGTAGTAGAAGATTTTGACTTAGCACTACGCTCAATCAAAGTTTCATTTCTACCAATTAATCCACTGTTACCAATTTCTGGATTATTAATTTTTGAATTAGAATCTATTTTTTCATCCTTTGATAAATTATAAGATGCTAATCCACCATTACCCAATGATTTATCTTCAACTAAACTATTTTTTCCTACTTTTTCATTCAAATAAGTATTACTTCCAAATCTACCACTATTTCCAATTTGTTTATCATCAACCTGTGTATATTGGCTAATTATTTCATCTTTATCAATTGACGAACCCAACTGACCACTATTACCTAGACTCGGTTCTACAAGGTTGGTATTACCATCAACAATTGTCTGTCTTGGGTTATTACCACCAATAGTCGCACTGTTACCCAAATTAGGGTCAATCAATCTACTATTTGATAATATTTCACTCAACTTATTATTACCACCTATCAAACCACTATTTCCTCTATCAGCATCTGTCAATCTACTATTTGATAATATTTCACTCAACTTATCATTACCTCCAATTAAACCACTATTGCCCAATTCAGCATCATTTAAACTTGTTTTTTCAGAAACCAATTTATCTGATTTTCTATTTGGAGAACTAATACTACTATTACCCAAACTAGGATTAACAACATCACTTTGATTTCTAACTATAGAATCTGATAAGACATTTTTACCTACTAAGCTACTATTACCCAAAGATGAATTAACAACTTTACTTGTTGTAGATACCAATTCAGAATTTTGTATGTTTTTATTTTGTCTAGCTTTATTACCGAGCGATGGATTAATAACTTTACTTGTTGTAGATACCAATTCGGTGCTTTGAATGTTATCACCCTCACTTGCACTATTTCCTTCAAACGGATTTACTAATAATGTATTACCTGTAACAATTAAATCATTTAGACTGTTTTCACCAGATATTGCACTATTACCTTCGTCCGCATTGTCTACAAGAGAATTATCCAACACCACTCTATCATTTAGAGTGTTATTGCCAATTTCTCCACTATTACCCAAGAATGGATTAGTAACTGAAGAATTCTGTAAAACCGTTTGATTATTTGATAAATTATCTCCGATGTTTGCGTTATTACCAAGTGATGGACTAGGTATCACACCGGCACCATTTCCTAAACCTGGATCAGAATTAACAATTTCTTGTAAAGTTAGATTTTTACCAACATACTTAGCGTTATTACCAATTGACTCATCGATGGGTAATCTACTACCAGGTAAACCAAAATCTGGATCTTTATCCACGATGGTCTGTAAAGGCAAGTTAGCGCCAATTTCAGCATTATTACCAAGTGAAGGATTTTGAGAAATATTAGACCCTGGTAAACCTAAATCTGGACTTTGTTCAACCATCTCATCTAAAGTAAGATTACCTCCACTTTCTGCACTATTACCAAGTGAAGGATTTGTACTTATAAGGCTACCTGGAATACCAAGTTGTGGGTTTCCATTTACAATCTGTTGTAAAGTTTTGTTAGGACCAGTATCGGCACTGTTACCAAGTGAAGGATTTGTACTTATCAGACTACCTGGTGTACCAAGTTGTGGATTGGAATCTACAATTTGTTTTAAAGTTTTATTAGGACCTGTGTCAGCACTGTTACCCAAGAATGGTATAGTTGAAGCTCCAGAAAAACCGTTACCAAGTGCAGGATCGGAATCTATGATTTGTTTTAATTTTCTATTTTTACCAGGTGTTGCTTGGTTAGCTAATTGGAAATAATCTTGTGTACTCCTACCTGGTCTTGGATTTGGATTTTCTTGTCTACCTCTTGATATTCTTTCCTCTAACGTTTCTCCTAATTTACCTTCTTTTCTAAATTTAATTGGATCTTGGAAGAATGTTTTCAACCCAGGACCAACAAAATCAATGTATGCTTGTTCAAATTCATTGGGAGATTGATAAATATTTTTTGGTGGTTTGATACCACCAATGACAGGAGTTGAATTATAAATTTGATTTAGGGTTCTATTAACTAAAGACGCAACTGAAGTTAATTGTCTGTTTATAAGGTTGATTGCACTACCAAGAGCAGCTTTTTTGATTTTATTGAAACGATCCTTTAAACCTACTTTTAGTTTATCGGCAAAAGTTGGTCTTTGATTGATTTGTCTTCTTCTCTCCTCATCAGATAGACCACTTAGAGCATTTGTGTTAATTACACGTTGCTGCTCGATATCGTTGAATATTTCAACTGGATAACCAATCGGAGATGTATTTTCTTTTGTTGGTTCTACACTATTACCATTATCGAATATAGTGTTTAGTTTTTCACTTGTACCACCGTATAAAGTATCATTACCCACATTCGAAATTGGTAAAGCTGTTGAGTTATCAACAACTTTGATACCAAAATAATCTTCCCAATAATTTAAATTGGTTCCAACATATCTTTTCGAATAACCGGTATAATCATCATCCTGTACTTTGGCATTAAAGGGGGGTGAAAATTTCATAAACCTAAGATTTGAATTCTTGAAAAATATTTTCATATCAAGTCCTTTAACATAATCACTAGGTGATGTTGTGAGTGTATCTCCATGAGGCATTTCTGGAAAAAATAATTGACATTCATGAACAAAGTATCGGTATTTGGAGGTCTGATCCGCTATGGTTATCCAATCTTTATTTTTATCTTGACCAGGTATCGCAAGAGCAGACAGGCTACCACTTTTATAAATTCTAACATAGTTTCTGACTTCAGTGATATCCAAAACCACTTCAAATCTAAGAAGATTTTCAGGAATAGCTAATCTACCCAATTCTCTCGACCAAGCTAAATTCTTGTAGAGTGAAGCCAAATATCCCATATTTTGAGATACATCTTCATTCATTGTTAATGTTAAACAATCGGTACCCCATTTCACAAACCGTTGTCCTTCAGAATAACTATTGCTCTCATTTAATTTATTTAATCCGGTGATGGATTGTAAATAATATGCTTTGGTTGCGCTACCCAAATAAGTATCCCTCATATCCCTTGAAGAATCTTGTGGAAGTGTGGGGTCATTGGGATTTGGATCTGGATAATCTTTATTTTTTAATAACTTATTAGTTAATTGGAATGATTTTTGACTACCAAAACTTTTTTCATCATTATTAGTTGAGTTACTACCACCATCATTTTCTAAAAATTGACCGACAGAGGGTAAGTTTTCACTTATATGATTAGGTTCATAAGTTTTGAAAAAGTTCAAAAATTGTTTTTGGAATTCATGTAAAAGTGCAAGTCTATTTTTTATTTCTGTATTATTAGCACCATAATCAATTATAAATTTTTCACAAGTGCCATTGAATAATGGTGAGTTTGGTAGACTTACGTTAAAATCAAAACCCAACAAAGTTGGATCTTCATTTTCTCTCTGTGTTCTAACAAATGATGCTAGATATGTGGGACTTGTCATCTTACCATTTTCATCGAAATCATAAGTAACACCAGGTCTATTACCATCAGATCCATCGAGAATTGGATTTCTATATTTTGTTAGTGATGTATCGTTATATTCTAGCAGATGTCGGAATTGAACACTCGGCGAATCAAAAAATCTAAGAGGAGCTTCTTGTAAAGATAAATATTTACTTTGTAATGATTTCTTAACCTTACCATCTAAATTAACTTGAATTCCAGCCTCAACTGGTAAATCCTCATAAGCATTCCTTGTTGTACTAGATAGATTATAAATACCTTGGGCTTTATCTGGTTCTGATATGAAATCAACTGGTGGAGTAAAACCTCTTGGATATAATTTATCGTCAGGTGTCCTTGCTAATGTGTTCGGTTCTCCTTTATGTTTACCACTGTAAGCTTTTCGGATTATTCTATTGACCGGACTTTCTGCAATTCCTGGAATATTAATCTCGACTTCACCTGGAGCAGATTTTCTGAATATACCACCTGGTAATGCACCCTCACCCATTTATCATTAATATATTTTGTAAATTATATATTAAACAGGAGATGATTTCTATAATGTCTTATTTCTTTTCATTTTTAGATAATTCAAGTTCTCTCTTAACAAGAGTAAGGATTTGTCTGTATTTAGCATCGATTAATCTGAATTTGATATCAATAACTAACCACTCACCAGACAATCTTGCGTTGAAAAACTCATCTATAACACCTTTAGATTGATTGGATATTGCAACAAGCACTTTTTGAAATCTATACAAATTATAATTTGGAGTTTTCATTTCAATTTCCAAACCCACCTTTTCAACATCGGTGATATTCCTATCATTTTGAATTGCACTGTAAAGATAATTTATATGTGAATTATCTGTATCAATTTTACCTTTATAAATAAAGTCTAAATTTTCATTTCTAAACTTATTATCTTTTGGTTTGCCTTTTAAAATTATTTTGGTATTTGTGTTGTCTGTAATAGAATCAACATTGAATAGTAAATACTCTTTAGCTATTTGGTTATAATATTTGATAACTGATTTATAACCTTTTTGAAGTGATACCTCACTTGATTTATTAATAACCGTATACTTATCAAAATAAAGATTACTTTCTTCAAAAGATACATCATTTGTTAAGGTTAGGGGTTGTAAATCATTTTTTTGTGGAGTTCCAAGAATTCTTTGAACACCTGTATCTACAGTTGATTTTTGGTCTTTTATATCTCGAGACAATTCTTTTTGTATATCGACATAATTGTAGTTATAATAAAAATCGAAATAACCTAAAATAAAACTTTTATCACTTATGTAACAATTATCAAGAGTATCTTGCATGAATTGTAAGACTTTTTTACCTGGATTTATCCAAGTCATTGTATCATTTGAACTTTCTACATTAGAGTTAAATCCAAATCCAATATCACTACATATTTTTTTGAACAATTCATATGATGATAGATTTCTATAAGCAACAAATTCTTTTATGTAAAGTTTATTTACATCTAAAACACCTGTCAAGTCACAAGTCCTACCCATCATTTTAAATTCAGTTATTTTAAAATCCATGTGAATTGGTTTTAATAAATCACTCCTTGGATTAATAAATAATGATATTCTAGTATCATCCAATGGAAATCCTCTATCCCTCATAATCGATATGGTATCTGATAAAGTAATCTTAATCGATGGTAAACCATCGATAATTGACAACTCAAAGAATTTCATATCAGGTGGTTCTATTGGATAAGCATTATACCAAATCAAAGGTATATGTCCCAACCCATCAGCATATTCTTGAGTAAATCCTGCACCAACATCAATTTTGATTGGTAGGGGTTTTAATTTTGATGGTATCCTATTTAGTATTTGATTTGGTGTGTTAGTAGACATAAAATATTTTATGTATTTTCACCAATAACAATTGATTGACCAATAATTTTGATAGGGTCTTTTGGAACATCTTTTGCTGTCGGTGTAAGATTATAATTTTGTTCAACATACGCCTTTCTATTCTCATCGACTTGAGTTGTTTTCTCAGCGTTTAAGGATAGACCTGGAGTGACCTCAACATAAACATCATCTGTTTTATACGATTCTATAAGTCCTCGATTTGGATATAAAATAACATCATCTTTCATGAAGTTTAAGGGGTTATCAATAGAATTAACATTACAAAGTGTATCTACATATGAATCATTCGAATAAAGGTCTTGACTTACTAAGTCCAGTCTCATGTATTGCTCCTCTGATAAAATATAAGCTTGTAGAGGAGAATTGATAGAGTCTTGAAATCTAAATGTAATCTCGAATAAATTATACAATTTATCTTGCTTACCATCTCTTTTTAATTTGTCTATATCTTCGAATTTCATAAATAAATTATTGTGTTTGTGTTGGTTTAGTATCAAAAAATCCTGTCTCTTTCCATTCTTTGATAAATTTTCCTAGTTCCTCTTTTAGAGTAGGTCCCTCGGGTGCTACTGCCGGCGCAGTTTTTGGATTTCCATCAGGTCCTGGATTTGCAAATTTGAGATTTTTTTCCAAATTATTTTTGAATTCTCCTTCACGTGTTGTATAGTCTTTGGATGAAATACTTTCTGGATTAAAATTCTTTTCATCTTTTTTGGTTATTGGAACTTCAACATAACTTCTCTTACGTTGAATATAAGTCCGACCTTGGCCGGTGTTCAAAGCGTCCATGATTTCCTGACCACCTAAATTTCTAGCAGATTCTAAACTAAAAGAAATTTTTATTGTAGATGGTAAATCATTATAAGAAAGTACTTTTCCAAATTCCATTGTAACTGATGTGGTATACAAATCACCACAGGAGAAAAATGGTTTTTTTGGATTACCAATTGTCACATGCCAATAAGCGGAGGGAGCTCCTGTCATGGCTTGTAATATACCAAAAAATCTTATCCTATATTTTGATACAACCGAACCCAAAATTGTTTTTGCTGCACCACCTAAAGTTTTTTGCTCATATGCTACTAATGAGGTACTGGGGTCTCTATCTTTAAAAGATCCTGTGGTGGAATCATACTCTTGACCGACAACAGGGGCTAGTGCCTTACCAACATCCACAAGGAATTTTGTCACACCTACAGTTATCACCCCTAGAGCTTGAGATAAAGCACCAACAAATTGAAGCAAAGAATTTATCATCCCATTAATATCCCCATTTATCAAACCATTAACAAATTGATTCAATTCGGTGTTAGCACTTTGATTAAAATAAAAGGTTGATTTAGAAGTTCCAAACATAAGAGCTTTTTGAACTATGTCCATGTAAACTAATGTTGGATCAACTCCATTGATATACTTTTGTTCATATTCAACTACAAACTTGATAGTAAATTTACCTGACAATCCAGAACCAGGGGAGGCCTTAGGAACAGTTTCCCTTCTCATGGATTCTCTAATCAAATTAGGATTACCTGATGGTGGGTTATTAGCTTCGTAATCTACTAACCCAAGTTTTTTCATTACTTCAATCTGTAAACCTTCTGTCCAACCACCCAAAGCAACCTGCTTTAAACCTTTCAATGCTGAAGTACCCAAACTTTTATCATCTTTTGTTTCTGTAGTTTCGTCACCCCCCTTTTTACCAATTGGAAGGTCATCACCAAGAGCATTCAAAACATCTGTAAATGTGGTTTCCCTACTTTCCTCCCATTTTTCACCAAAACTAAATGAAAAATTTTCCTCTTCTGTCATCCAACTAACCATCGTTGCTACTGGAGAATCATCAATACTGTAGATATTATTCGGAGTTGGGGAAGCAAATCTTCTTGCGATCATCAAACGGTTGGATGGATAAACACCCAAATCCTTCAGGTAGGCAAAATCTGCATAATCAACAAAAGTGGATTTCCAATCTTGGAGATATTGTATGATCGATGGTATAGTTATGTCGTTAGCTTTACTATCATAATTTTCTGTTTGACTTGAACTTACAAATTTTGATGAAATACCCTCATCGTCATATTTATAATCGTTAGTTAAGGGGTCATAATTTCTTTTTTTGGGATCTCTATATCTAAATAAAGAAGTGTAAATTGGAAGTTTATTATCTTTTTCATGAGTACCAACTTTGGTAGAAAAAAAAGTGAATTTATTTGGATCACTATCAAATGGGGTTTTTTGCCACCATATATCTAATCCCAATCCATTATTGACACCACCAAAAAATTTATTGGTATTACCCATATTCAAAAATAATTTAGATTATATATTTACTAATCAGTAATCTCTTATTATTTGTGAGGCATTAAATTTGGTCAAGTTCCCAAAAACATCATCTATTAATTGATGGTCTTTTCTGAAATCATTATAAAAAACCAAGATATTAAAATTATTATCGTGTCCGAGTATTTTTTTGATATTCAAGAGTTTTTCTATTGAAAAATCACTTTCAAAATCTGGCACATAGTAAACATCTTTATCCTTTTCAATTGCTTGTTGTATCTTTTGAAATATCAGAATTTTTAACCAGGTTCGTTGTTCATCAAATGTAATTTCTTCTTCTTCAACAATTTTCCGTATATCAACAATGTATTTGTTTTTGATCTTATTAACTTTGATATACTTATCAAGTTTTTTTCTTGTTTTTACATATACGCAAAAAAACTGCATCCTCTAATCAATGAATATAACTGTATTTATTCAATTTAAGTTCTTCCTATCGAGAAATCAAAAAAACGTATATATAGTTTAATTAATATGAAACGTTTAGATAGGAATATAGAGAGTACCACACCGTTTGTAAATAGTGATTTCAATGATATTCTACAAGAACAACATAGGATCGCTTACTCAGCTTATTTGGATGGGATAAACGATAAAAAGTTCCCCACTCCACCATTATATAGGCCTGGATCAGGAACCTTATACAGTTCTACATACTCCACAAATAGAGGTATTATACTCAATGGTATAGAGGTTGATGCGATACCTTCAACCACAGGAACCGATCAGCAAAAAAGTATTCAATTCCAACTATATCAATTTGATTGGACTTTTAAAATTGATAGAGATGCAATAATTTATTTTGATGGAGAATATCACACACCAGTAGATGATTTAATAAATACAGATGAGACTGTCAGAACTTTTGAGTATAAGGTAAAAAATACTTGGGGTGTCTTTTTTATTCCAGTGACACAAAGTATTGTGGATGAAAATAACAACATTTTCCAAAAAAGGTCTTATTTAAAAAACCAACTTGGACCTACAGGATCCGGTAGTATGGGTACACAATCGGTTGTGATAGATTACAGATTTAATGTTGTATCGATAGATTATTACAATGGATTCCGTAAATTTATTGATGGAGATTTTATTGAAAATTCACTAGATGATTTTACACCACCCGATGAGACTGATCCATTCGGTACAAATATAATTGCCGATCTCAAGTGGGGTCAGCCCTATGTTTTTTTTGGTGGGGGTGGAACATCTAGAAATCTTAAAAGACTAATCAAATTAAATGCTGCCCAAAAAGATGATATTTTTTTGGCAAATGATCTGAAAAAATGGCAAGTAACAAGTCCATTCCCAGTGGGTAGTGGTGACTCGTTTCAAGAGGGTTTTTTTTACAGAGATTTTCAAAGACTTGAAACTTATGCTTCACAAAATACAACATATTTTTATAAATTCGACAAAGGCATTAATGAGTTGAAGGGATTTGGAGTTTTGAGTTCGATGTCAGGGAAGTTTCCGGTTGGGTTTGATAGAACTGGTAGTCCAACACCGATTTCAGCTGGTTTGACGGTTTTAAACTACGGAACCCCATCTAACTACGGTGGTACACAATCTTTATCTTTAACGTCTGCACAATTACCAACTCACGGACATGGAACCACTCAACCCCTTACCCAAATGGACCATGCTCACATTTTTAGAGCTAATCTTTTCGCTTGGGGTGGTGGATACCAAACTTTAAGAATCTGGCCAAATACAGATGATGCTAACGATTATAGACCAATGACTTTTTTGGGATTGGCTTTGGGTAATATGCCATCACAAGGTTCTTATGAAGATGAGAATGTGTTTTTAACAAGGGAAGTGCCATTTAGTGTACTCGAGTGGTATTTATCAGGAAATATGGGTACGGACTTTGATATAATCCGCAAAACACAGTACGAAATCAGTGAACATAAACACACCATAGATAATGCGGGATTCAATTTAAAACATGAAAATAGACCACCGTACATTGTTACACTTTACTACTATAAATTATAAAACGACATGATTAGATTTATTTCTCTACCAGATGTATCAAGTGGAATTCCGTATGTCAACACAGATTTCACATCAGTGTTACAAGATGAACACATCAAATCTTATGGATCTATCTTGGACGGTATAAATCAAGGTAGCACATCCTCAACTGACCCACTAAATAGTGGTATCGTCTTGAAAGGTTGTGATATACTATCATCTGGTGGTTCTTCATTTAACATGGGATTTACAAATTCAGTAGTTTACATTGATGGTGAATTTTACCAAAATAATCCAAGTTACACAGGTAATGTTGCGATATCACACACAACTTTTTATCTTATACCAGGTCCAACTTCATCAGAACTCAGAACTTTACCCATTCTAGATGGAACAACATCGACAGCCTCCAATACTAGATATTTCAATTGGACCCAAACTCCACCAACTGTACCCCACATCAAATTTTCAAGCCAAGGAACTTCGAGGTACTATAAAAGAATATTGAAATATTTCACATCTAGAAGTGGTGATGTTTATATGAAAAGAACTCTGAATGGATTTGATAGTAATGGTGTTGGATTCAATGATATGGAGGGCTTTGTAGTCCTAGATGACAGTTCAGGAATAACTGGAATGCCTGACTTGAGTGGAAAATTTACAAGAGGTTGGAATTCAGGTTTGAGTTTTCAAGGTTTCAAACCAGGTGATGTTGGTGGTGGATCGAATTCACATCAAATTACACCAAATGAGTCACCACCACATCAACACTATATAGGTAACACTGTGTTTCCATCGGTAGCTCAGTATAACACAGAACAATTATTCCGACATTTCCATTGGATGAACCAAAGAACATTTTTTAAGAGTGGACAAGACGAAGCTTTAAATGATCCCTCCGCCCCACTTTCGGAAACAGGTAATCCGAATTTAATAGACCCAAACTCCAACAATTATCCATTCGTCGGAGAAAATACTGATTACATTAATAAAAATTGGGAATTTTTTTTCCCAAGTGTAGAAACTGGTTCGGTATTTCATCCGGGTAGGCCTCCAAGTTATCAATGGGATTTTGGTTCTAGCCCGCGCGTTTATGGTTGGTACAATCCTTGGCCTGCCTTCACTGGTGGTGTACATGACCTACAAAACTCCGAACTACAAACTCACAAACATACCTTACCAAACGATTTGGGTAATGGTAATGTAAATGATCCTGGACAAGCACATGAAAATAGACCCCCATATAGTGTCGTAGTATATTACACAAAAAAATTAAATTCATAATGGAAAGATTAATAAGACCAGCTATAGACGGTGGTGTTCCTTACATAAATCAAGATTTTTTCAATGTACTCCAAGGTAGTAATCTTCAATCTTATAAATCCTTTTTAGAAACAATAAATGACGCTAAATTTGTAGGCAATAATGGTATAATAATCAAAGGCATAAAGAATGTAACTCAAGTTGGTCAACAAAATACAATCAATTTCGATCTAACAAATTCTATGGTTTATATCGATGGTGATTTTTTAGAACCCAAACAAACTCTCAGTCAGCAGAGTGATTATCAAATAGACTCAACCAAATTTTGGATTGTCAAATATGATGAATATGAGTACAGAGAAAAGAAGGTAAGTGGATTTAAAAATGAAGCTGTATTGATCAAAAGTTATTTTGATATAACAACAGAACAACCCCCAGCAGGTGTTTCGTATATTGAAGTTGAAATTAAAAATGATAAAAACTATTGTTCAAGGTATTTAGATAGAATACTCAGATATTATATGACGGACTTTCATCAGATCCAACAGACTGTTTCAACAAATTATTTTGACACACTTGGTAAAGGATTTGGAGAGATGTTCGGATTTAGAATTTGTGATGGTCAAGATGGTACTTTTGATCTTAGAGATAAGTTCTTAATTGGATATGCTACTTTTTCGGTTGATCCAACAATGGATTATACAAACAAGCCAAATGGTGATGATTTGAATAATATTCAAGAACAACTTATACCAATATCAACCAATTATGGTCGTGTAGGTTATCGTGGTGGACAAGAAACTGTCAAATTAAAAGGTGAAAACTTACCCCCACACAATCACGGCGGTGTTACATCCAAAGCAGACAATAAAATGAGACATAGCCATGAAATTCAAATAGGTGAACTAATAATTCAATCATATCCACCCGCTCAATACCTCACGTCCCCTAGATTTGCAAGAGGGAAAAAATTCAACCCAGCTATACCATATGGATATGCAACCAAAGCTGACAGCATTAGTGAAGTTATACCTGTACCAGCAGGAGCACCCGAGAATACTTTCAATACATTTTCATCAAATATATGGAGGTATAATAAGGATATTAATTATAATCAGGGAGATATAAAGATAGATGGCATTAATTACAAAGCTATACGTGGTTCGGATAATAAATGGGACCATAGTCAAAATGGACACCTACAATTTGATAGTAATAATTATTATTTTGGTGCTGGTGGAGAAGACAGCAATGGTAATAATTCAATAAAACAGGTGGAAAACGCAGGATCATTATCTATAACACCGATAGAATTAGATCCAAATGATCGTTTGGAAAATCATAGACATGATGTAGATACTTCCAATACAGTTACATCACCCCATAACAATCTACCACCATTTGTTTATATTTTTAATTATGAAAAAATCAATCCATATGTTTGATAATCAGTTTTATTTCATTATATTTGTATTATGAAATATTTACTTTTTATCATCACTCTAATCTCCTTCACAAGTTGTTCAACCTCGAAATCCTTGGATTTGAAGGCTAATAAATTTTCATTCAGAGAAAAAGTAAATGATGAATGGTCTCCATTCACAGATTGGGATTCTACGGATGTGACTATCCAAATCAAAAATCCTAAACTTCTATTCAAAAAAACCACAATTACAATCTTTGACTCAGATACACTCTCGTATAAAGTTCTACAAGGACCAATAGAGTCTACAACCGAAAATGGTGAAGAAGTCCTATCATTCAACTGTATCGACAATGATAAAGCTAAATGCCATATCATTATGGTTAATCGAGGTGAAACAATCAATATGGTAGTTTACTACAGTAATCTAAATCTCTGCTATAATATCATAGATAAAAAGTAATATATAATCATATGAATTATATTACAAAGTTTCAACTATTCGAATCCAACGACGATGTTCAATTTAGTCAGAAGGATAATAAATTAGCCGTAACTTATGACGGTAAAACTTACCTTTATCAAATAAGTGTTGATACTGGTCTTTTTGATTTGGACGTATCATTGGATAATATTATCAAACAAACAACTGGTGATTTCAAAATAGATGGTAAATTAAGAGGTGTGCCTAAAAAAGTTGACTTGTCCAAGACAAGAGCTGAGAAAATTATCTTAGCTGTTAAAGACAGTGTTGACTCCACCGGAAAACCACCTAAAGAAATAAAAAGTGAAAAGGAAAAACCTTTCCAAATGTCTTTCTACCTTACTTTAGCTTAAGCAGTTTCAGCTTTCTTCACATCAAAAGTCTGTGATGTAGAACTGAATGCTGGTCCACCCCACTTAGTGTCTGCAAATGGTTTTACTTGATCTTTTAGGAACTTTACAAATTCCTCACACTGAGCGTTTGTCATTACAGTGTGAGTTCTACCATCCTTCTTGATTTGTTTTGTATATGGTGTTATATCCACTTCTTGACCAGTCACAACCATATTAATTTTCATAGGACCTGGTCTTAAAGCACCAATCTTTATATTTTTTTCATTCTGACCTTTTGGTAATTTAAACCCATAATACTGCACTTTGTATTTTGGATTATAATAAGTGCTAAAAATATGAACCCATCTATCCATGTCATATTCATCATTCATCTTAATTAACATACTAGTTGGACCATCAGTTTTTAAAGGACCAGATAATGAAAAGGAACCAAGTGATGTTGACTTACCCTTCATCAAAGGATATTTCAAATCCAACAACCCTTCAGAACCAGCAGCGGCAGCGGAAGTGACTGTGATTTCCCTAGGCAATTCAATTTGTTGTTTTTCTAACTCCCCTAACTTATTTTTAGAACCAGCACCTGTAGTGGACTTCAATCCCATACGTGGTTTTTGAAAAAATTCCTTATCACTCTTAATTGGTTTCAATGAAACGGTTGTTGGTTTCTTAATTGGTTTCAATGAAACGGTTTTTCTTACAACATCACCCTCAACAGTCAATGTACTGAACGAATCTTTATCGAAAGAAAATTCCTTATCAAAAGGCTCATATTCATCAGCCGATATCTTTACATTAAATTTTGATGGACCAATTATTTGAAATGAAAACTCAGCTTTGTCATCAACATTTCCCTTGGAATAATCTTCACCGTCTTCATCTTTTACTAAATACTTAGCCGTAAGTATAGGTTTTTTTGTTTCCCTATCGATTACGTTGATTATCATTTTCTTATTTAGAACTTCGGACTTTGGACCAGGATCAACCGTCTGTAGATTAAGTTTTGGCGTTTCGAATTCTGGCTTAACAAATTTTGCTTGTTTAGTTTGTAATACCTCAATTGGTTTTCCAGTAGCTCTTTCTACCGCCTTTCTCATAATAGTATGGAAGGGTCCAATTTTACCATCTGTTGCTAATTTCTGAATTGCTGCTTTTAAACTACCTTTACCTTGCTTTTCTAGTTGTTCTTCTTTTTGAATAATCTTCTTAACAGTCACAGCATCTTGACCAGCATAAGTCTTTAAATAATTTAAAACCTTATCATAAGTCTCAGGATTATCCAAAGCTCCTTCAACTGCTGGTTTCCAAACTTCATCGTAATTTTTACCTTGCCAAATAGGATCAGTTGCCTTCTCAGTATAATCTAATTTTAAATTCTGTTTACCTTTTTTTGAAGCTCTTTTTTCAAACTCTGTTTTACCACCAATTACTTCATCCTTTGGTGGAGCTTGTTGTTCAAGAATCTGTTTATTTTTTTTAAATCGAAAAAAATCTTTGAAAAATTTCATAATATTATATATTAATTTTGCATCACACAAATTTTTTGTTTAATTTATAGTTAGATATATAATCTATGAACCCATCAACAATCAATACCAGAGTAATACTTTTATTTTTAATTTGTATCTTACATATGACACTTGTATTTACAAATCCCTCTATTAAACAACATAAAGATTTTTATATTGAGTCAACTATAAAATCATTTGAAAAACCAAATCCCTATATTTACGAGTTAGCTTATTGCGTAGCAGAAAGAAACATCAAAGTAGATAATTACACGATATTTTCACTGACTAAGTTAAACGAAGATGGTCAAGTCAAGTTGATAGGTATTGGAATTTTCGGAAATATTTATCCACCAAGTCATTTTGAAAAATATTCATTTTTTTACACTATTAGACTACTAGTTTTAATAGGTGTCATTTTATTTTTATGGTTCAAAAAAAGGATTAAATTCTAATTTTTTGTATCTTTGTAAAATGGAAGAGTGTTATTTAAGGTTTGAAAAAGAATTCTGGGGGAAAAGAGGAAGGAAAATCATTTATTCTGCTGGAACAGAGTTCATTTATGAAGTGGAAACCATGTCAAGTGTTGTTGGTGGTGAAATCAGACGTTATTTTGTCTATGTGAAACCAAAAGTCCATATTGGATACTATGAAGAAGATGAATTCCATGAGGTGTTTATGACTAAAGATGAAGTTAGAGACTTAAAAATTGAGTCGATAATTGATCAATGATTATTTATATATATGAATAATTATAAAAGATCCGTTGGTTATGAATTATTTAACTACATTCGAAAATTTTAACACAAACGAACCATCGATTGAAAGTTTGGTTTTAGAAATTCAAAATCGTTTAGAATTTCAAAGAAAAGTACATCTTCACCATTTATCACAATTAGAAGGTGATAAAAAAATCAAACACCTTATCAAGATTAAAGAAAGTAATCTTTGTGGTATTTTTGGAAACGATGAATTGGTTTTAGAAAATTATCAAAATGAATTTGGTAATTATATTTCCGAGAGTATAATCGACTATGAATCAGAAATCAAAAGATTTGATAGATTTATCGTTAAATCCATAATGAAAAAGTTGTATCTATCCGAACAATTTAAAATGGTTGGTGGTAAACTTGTGATGGATGATGATATCACCTCAACAGCTACTGACACAACTTCAAGAACATTTAAAGGTCAGGATGGTAAACAAGTAACAACTGCTAAAACTTCTGGTGATAGGAAAGTTCGTGCAAATACCATAATGTGTCCGAAATGTAAAAAAATGAATACAAAAGATAAGTGTGTCAATTGTGGACAAGATTTAGACCCAAGTTGGTTAAAACAAGCAGTTAATTATGTCAAGGAAAATGGTATATCTACAGTATTCGAAAATATAAGAGAAGCTCTATTTTCCGGTATCGGAACCGCAATACAGATAGCATTATCATTTACAGGTGCTGGAAATATTGCAGTTGGTATAGTATGGGGTATTATGGCTGTATACGATGGGTATCAAGTTTCACAAGGAAAATTGACTAATTTGGCTTATTTGGTTGTGGATTTGATTTGTGTCATTACTTCAGGCGTGATAGGAAAAGCTTTTGGTAAGATTACCTCATCTATTGCTGGTAAATCTTTTTCAAAAGTCGGACAAGTGATTGAGTGGTTACTTTCAACATCTATTGGAAAAATGATTAAAAACGCGATAATGCCACTCATAGAAAAAGCTTCTTCTTTTTTGAGTGTTATAAAAGAGGGTGTGAACTTTATTGTTGAAAAAATGGGGCAAAGTTGGGCTGGTAAAATATTCGAGTTTATATCAAAAAAATGGATCGCTTTCGTTAATGGGTTTAAAAGTATACTCCAAAAGGGTGGTGAATTTGTAGGGAAAATATTAGCAAAGACTATACTTAAACCGGGCACCCTAAGAATAGCTAGTAACTTGTCGGGTAAATTTTCACCGAATACTCTTACTAAATTGGCTCAAATGGGAGAGGGGGAAGTTGCTGAATATTGTGGGCAACAAATACCCCAATACCTTTTGAAGGCGGCCGAAAAAGAAGCAACCGATCAACTAAAAGATAAACCAACTGAAGAAGCTATAAAATTTATTGACAAGAAATTCGGGACCGCAATAAGTGATCTTTATTTAGCCTATAAAACTGGTAAAAAGTTATTCAAATTCAGAGGTAAAAATTTGGAAGCTATTGCTGATGATGCTGTAATTGACACATTAAGAGGAAAACCACTAACAGGTCAATTCGAAGTAACTCAAAAAGCAGCAACTTCTATTGTCAAGGCAGCAGATACATCAACAAAAACAGTTGTAGCAACCAAGGATGAATTCCAGAAAGCAATAAATCCGTTGTTAGCAAGTAATAGCTCTAAAGAAGTTCCTACCAAAGTAGATATGTCTAAGTTAACTCCAAAACAAAGAGAAAAAATAAGTAAGGAGCTTAAAAAAGCAAAACAAGCATAATATAACCAATGAAGTTTTTCAAAAATTATAATCTTTTTGTCTCATCACTGAATGAACAAGAGACCACTAAATACGAAGATGACGAAGGTTATACCATTTATAAAACTAAAGGTGACCCTTGGGAATACACCATAGATGATAATGGTTTGTGGTGGGGTAGAAAGAGAAAAAGGGGGGAAGATCCTGAGGATATCGATTGGATTGATTTTCGAGATTACTACGATAACAAAGAAAAGTATGCTGCAAAAATCAATCAACTTGATGATAAATTTACTGATGCTAGAACCAAAGAACAAAAAGAAACAGATACGGATTACATACAAGGTAGAGTAAGACAAGAAGAAAAACCAAAAGAGGAAGAGGAAGAGGTGAAAAAACCAACACCACCACAAGATAAATCCGAACCACCACAAGAAAAATCCGAACCAACAGAGGATAAAGAAGAAAGACAAGAACAAGATGGTTCAGAAGAAAGTGACATAGAAGTTGGGAAAACGGATGATGGAAGTGAGACAACGGTAATTAAAGATAAATTTGATGATGATGAACAAGCTCCGACAGAAAAGGACCAAGTTGATCAATCATTGAAATCTGAAGAGACTAAACAATCTTTGATTGGAAAGATATTTATGGGAATAAAGTCTGAAATGGTTTTGTGGTATGAGAAGAAGAGTAAAGATGATCACATGAAAAACCACTCCAAATATTGGAAATCGATTGAACAGACTGGTAGTACAGAAGGAAGTAAAAATTACGCAAGTCTAGGTAGGTGGTTTTTTATATCAACGGTAAAAGTTGACGACAAGGGTGTTAGAACTGATATAGATACAAAGGGGTATTCTTTAATCACATTGGGTGATTTGGAAATAATTTTCAAAGACTGTTGGTTGGTAAAAAAACCAAATCAAAGTTTGTCTTTGTTATTCAACAATATTCAATTATTTGATCAAGACTTCAAAAATAAATTCAAAACATTTAAAGACTATACATTAGGTGAAATCGATTTTGTAAACGATTGGGCACAACAAAAAGGTTTTGTCCCAAAAGGTCAAAATTTGTTTGACTATTATAAATCATTACCAGAAGGTAAATCTATACAAGACCAAGCTGCTGAACAAAAAAATACTATTGTTAAACCCGATTTCAAAAGAATACAACAAACATTAAGAACTCAATCAAATCAAGGTTCTAAATTAAGATCATCAGCAACACCTTACCCAAGAATGGTTTATGATGATACAGGTAAAGCTTCAATAAGATATTTTTCCGAACCAGCATCTACAACAAAATAAAATAAAAATTATCATGAATTTATTATCTATTCTTTTAATCTCACTAAATCTACACCTAGGTAGCGACACAACTAAAATAGTAAAACATAGTTGTTGTAAATCAAAACAAACTAAAGCTTGTGCTGGTATGTTAGTACCAAGCGACACAACTAAAACTAGTTGTAAGAAACCAAAGAAAAATTGTTGTAAAACAAAATCGTCGAAATAAAATATAATTTTTATGGAAAAACAATCACAATCAAAAATCGCAATGATCCTGGTTTCCTTTTTTATTGGACAACTAGGTGTCCACCGGTATCTAATGGGATATTCGAACTGGTGGCTACAACTCATAACCTTTGGTGGTTTGGGAATTTGGCAACTAGTTGATTTCATCCGAATTATAACTGGTGATATGAAAATGGCTGATGGTAGAGACCTCGTCTAATAGTCATAATAAGTGAGATTAAGTTCTCACTTTTTTTTTATCCAACTAAGAAACTATTTGGAATCTGAGTAATATATTACTACCTTTGTCTTATGAAAACGAAACAACAATCCTCCTACTTCATCACCAAAAAAGTATTTGGAAAGAAAACTCGTTCTTCTATATCCCAAGAGAAAATCTTCTACTTCACCCACTTCCGTAGAGAGTTTCAACATCTATCAAAGAAACAACAAGACCGTTTCATTAAGGACTTGAACAAGTTTTTTGGTGGTGACTACTTTATGGTAGAACACTGGGAAAGGAAATTAAATATAAAACTCTAACGTGTGGGGTGATAAACCCACAAACGTCCCATAGAGTTGTCTTTGTATATGGGAACAAAGGTTAGAGGAAAAGAATATTTGAGTGTTGTGAATTAATACTAAAAGAGGATACAACTAGTCTTATCAGCTAATTGTGGAAACTCCTCCATCAACCATCCAGAGGGTTTTTTTAATTAAGCTAAAATCTTGTGAACGTACTTTCTAGTCTCGCCACGTAATTGTTTTTGAATATCACTAAAATCCATTTCATTGGCTAAAGCATTCTTCAACACACCACGGTTCGGTCCCCAATTGTAACCAGCTAAAGCTAAATCCAATCTCTTAGGAAACTTCTTATTAATCAATTCATTCATTAGTTTCACATAAGCTTTCAAGGAATTGACCGGATTGAAAGGGTTGCCCTTACCATATGAAGGCCAAGATATTGGCATAAATTGGGCAAGTCCTTTAGCACCAGAAGCCGATCTAGCTTTGGGATTAAATCCTGATTCGGTCCAAAGTTGTCTTAAAGCTATTTGGATTGGTAAACCAATATCTTCACAACTCTTTGCAAAATTGTTAAATTCTTTTTCACCAACTAATTTCATCAATTTAGATTTTAGGGTTTGATCATCTGGCAAATCATATTTGACACCATCCTTGATTGTTGGTAGACCTTGCTCAGTATGGGGAAGATTGAACCTTTTAGCTGGTTGAATATCCAACATATCAGGTCTTACAATTTCAGGATCAGCAGCTGGTTCTGAAGTAGTTGGTTGATTTGGATCATCACCCTCTTTACTTTCATAGATTTTTAAAAATTCAGAAAACCTAAAAATATTTCCCATATTGTATATATTATTATTTATAAATCTCAAAATTTATATATATGTTAGAAAATTATAAAAGAATATGATTGTAAAAAGATTTTTAAACTTTGTAAACGAGCAAGATACCAATAAAATTGCACCAACTACAGATAAAATGTCAGCACCGGTTGGGATTAAAAAAAATAAAGATGTGAAAACAACTCCATCACAGACTAAAGAAGGACCTGATGGTGAAGAAGTGGACGAAGCGGGGAAAAAAGTTTTAGACGCCGACCAGAAACCGGTTCTATATTTTAGAAAAAGAAATCCAGCTTATTGGGATGTAGAACAACAATGGGAAAAACTTAAAGGATATCAACCCAAGTTCGTTGATAAACTACCTACACCAAATATAGGCGGTCATCACAAAGTTATAGTTATCGGTAAATCTGGTAGTTCTTCAGATTCATCTACTATAAGTATGTCTTTGTCTAGTAAAAAAGAAAAGGTATTTCAAGTTTATCTCACAAATCCAGCAAATACTACCAGTAAAGAATACTTAGATGAACCAGAAGAAAATGAAATCAAAGAAATGCTCAAGAGTGTTGGTATGACAGGAGTAGGAATGGAAATACAAGAAAGAGGGAACAATTGGGGCTTTGTTATAGTTTACGGAGCTTATGAAAGAGCAGATCAAGTTTTCAAAGCAATTGATAAGATAGGTTTGAAATTTGGACATTTCATTTACTTCGATAACGGTAAAACCTTATCACCAGCACCTGGCACTAAACCACCAGAAACCGGCACCCAAGGTGAAATTGTAAAAGCTGTAACAAAATGATAATAAAAAAAACCCACCAAATAAGGTGGGTTTTTTTTAGTCCTCATCATCTGAATCTTCTTCATCATCATCGAAGAATTCGATATCATCGGCGTCAAAGTGTTTTTCTCTAACGATTTCACCCGATCCAATTACATCATAGTTTTCCATGAATGCATCAGGATCTTCGTTATACTCTTCTTTTTCTTCTGGTGAAAGTTCGTATTCATACCAGGTTGTTGTGTTGGTTACCCACATTAATTTTGCCATAGTAATTAGATTTTAGATTTTTTATATCATTGGATAATTTATTTGTTTATGAGGTCTAACAAAAATAATTATATAAGACCTATGACTATACTTATAATCTTTTTACTACACTGGTACCTATCCCTATTCTCCCAAACCTTTTTCTTACATCGTTATGGAGCTCATGGGATGTTCTCTATGAATAAGTTCTGGGAGAAGTTCTTTTACATATTCACATACATAACCCAAGGCTCATCTTATTTAAGTCCAAGAGCTTATGGTGTCTTACATAGAATGCATCATAAGTATTCAGATACTGATAAAGACCCACACACTCCACACGAATCAAGTAATGTATTTAGTATGATGTGGAAGACTAAAGATATCTACCACAGTATCCTGCGTGGAAATAGAGATATAGATAAGAGTTTATTGAAAGACTTACCTTCTTGGAACCTTATAGAATCAATCGGAGATAGTTGGATCAGTCGTGTCCTTTGGGGAACCTTTTATACATTAGTTTATATTGGGTTTGTCCCAACTGATATGTGGTATTTATTCTTATTACTACCTATACATTTCTTAATGGGTCCTGTACATGGAGCTATTGTTAATTGGAGTGGGCATATGTATGGATATCAGAACTTTGACAATAATGATAAAAGTAGGAACTCATTAGCTATTGATGTTCTTATGATGGGTGAATTATATCAAAATAACCATCATAAACTACCAAATAGGGTTAATTTTGGGGTTAAATGGTTTGAATTTGACCCTACTTATCCTATTATTAGGTTATTGGGATGGTTAGGTATTATCAGGACTTATTGAAAGCTCACATTAATTATATTTTTAGTTACTATCTTATTCCCATCTTTCCAGCACGTATCACCTTTGATGGAATCACATTCGAATTGTGGATAGGATGAATAACCATTAGTTTCCCAATGACACTGGACACTGATAGGATAGTGTTTAGTGGGTGGGTTCTTTTTGATTACCCAATCCAATATGAATATGCCAGTTAATCCGCCGATAAAAAAAGCTAATAGGGGTTTGTAGTATTGATTCATCATTTTGTTATGTTGTTTATTTTCCGAACCACCCATCTAGTATTCCTTGTTTGATATCTGGCCAGGAATACAAAGTGTATAAAATAATAGCAGCAACCAGTAGTGTTCTGTTATGTTTAATAAGGAAGTTCTTTATTTCTTCAATCATAAATATTTTATTAAAGGGATTGGTTATGGACTTTTACTATATGTTCAGCTAATTGTTTACTAATGGCGCCTGATGAAACGATTTGGACTTCATCATTATCCACACCAAATATGATTGGTGTTTCTGGTGTGATTATATTACACCAACAGGATTCCCCTACGAAGCAGGGTGTTGCTATCCATTTTGATTTAAGTGCTAGGTCGTAAGCTTCTTGATAAGTCATAAGACAAAGGTAGATATTTGTTTTGTATTTACCAAATAAATATATAATATAATATGAAACATTTAAAATTATATGAAGAATTTGGATCTGATTACTTTTCAAAGTATTATGAAGAGATAAGTGCAGATCAGTATAACTCTTGGAGAGATAGTTGGGTACAAGGTGGTATGTACCTTGCAATGGATAGTGATAGTAAATCAAAAGGATTTTATCAAAAGATACAGGATTTATGTAAATCTATTATAGGTAATGTTCATATTAGCTCTGAATTTCAAAGGTTAGAAGATGGTAAAGATGTTTTAAAGATAGTTATTTGTTATTGTGAGGATACTAAACACGTGGTATTAATAAGACCATTTGATGATGATGGTGCTATTGGATTTATGGTTTCTATATTTGGACGAGATGCAAGCCCTATGGATTATACAAAAGCTATGGGACATTTTATCTGTGAGGAAAGTGAGTCAAAGCCATTTGAAGGTTTGGAACAATTACTTGAAGATAAAGCTAGGGAAGGATTATTTACTAGGGTTCCTAAAACTCCTAAGGCGTATAAGAATGAACCTAAATTAACTGATATAGATTTTTCTGAAAGAGGTGTGGATAATCAGATGAAGGCTCAGTTCTATAAGGAAATGGGTAGAGTGGTAAGGGATTTACCAAGGGAAGAGGCTTTGGTGGTGTTGGATGAATGGATTTCTAATCAATGAGTTCATCTATCTGTTCTTTCCTATAAACACTAAGTTCAGTAAAGTTTTCTTTATAATAGGTATAGTGGTGACCTTTATCATTTTTTATTAGGTAATAATCTTTTGTAGGTGATTTTTCATTACCCACTTTATTATCTAAACTGACTACTTCATATATTTTCCCAATAGTTAAGTTCAATGGAAATTGAAACGAAGGAGTGAATACTACTTTCATTTGAGTAGATTATTTATTTGCTCCTCTCTATATTTATTGACAAGGATAAAATCTTCTTTATAAAGGTATCTCATTTCACCATCATCACATTTCATCATATAGTAATTATGGGTTGGTAATTTTTCAACAGTGTAGATTTTCCCTTCTGTTAGATATTGTGGGAGTGTATCACCTTCTTCCATAGTTTCGAGGTTTGGTTTATAGATAACTTTCATTTACCCACAAAAATAAAAAAGGTTTGGATGAATTCCAAACCTTTGTATTAAAAATATATTTATTTTCTTGGTCTAGCTGGCTCATCGCCTTTTAGTGATTGATATGGTTGATGCTGGTGTCTTAACATATCATTGTAATAGTCTTTACCATATCTTCCAGCAGACATATCTGTTAAATACATAAGTTCTATTAAGTCCTCAACTTCTAATCTCATAGGATGCTTTTGCATAATGTCTGAACCTTTCATATTATCCAAAAGTGTTTGGGGGTCTCTTGGTGCAACAGAAGCGTAGATAAAAGGTAGAATAGCGAAAAATTTATCTGCTAATTTTTTTTCTTCACCACTCAATTTGGAATCTACCATCATTTGGAATTGGTCTAGTGCACGATTTAAAAACTTTTTAGGGTCTTGTTGTGCATCATAGATTACAGCGTTTCCAGTATCATGTGCCTCATTTACTGAAAATTTTTTGATATGTTTCAT